CAGGGCGTTGAGTCCATGAACGAAGATGACGAACTGGTGAAGTCCAATACCAGCCTCGACATCAACGTCTTGAGTCAAGTGGCAGAGACACCTAAGGAAGGTGAGGCTATCCGTAATAAAGCGGATGAACTGGCTGCCAAGGGTATCCTGTCCACGGCTGAGCACCGTCGTCTGTTCCGGGTGAGCGATTCCTTCAAGTCGCTGACCAACCCGTACAACAGTAGTCAGTCGCTCGAAGAAGCGATGTCGATGACTGAAGCGGATGTGATCATTGAGCCGGATGTGTTGACTGACGATGCTGTCGTGGTCGACAAGTCTTTGACCCTGAGTCGTGTTGACGCCATGGAGCGTCAGTACATCCAGAAGGTCATGAAGAAAGACATCCTGCGTGTGGTCATGTCGATGCAGCGTGCGCCGGTGGCAATCACCGACTACCGCATCGAGGAAGAAAAGGACGCGATGAACGACCGTGAGATCCACACGGTGCGTTTCGTTCCTGCGGTGGGGAAACCTTCCACAGTGAAGTTCTCGATCCCTCGTCTGCGTGATGATGGTACGTTCCTTTATAATGGCACCAGCTACCGCATGCGTAAGCAGCGCTCTGACTTGCCATTCCGGAAGATCGGCCCAACCCGTGTTGCGCTGACCAGCTACTACGCCAAGGTCTTCGTGGATCGTTCCGCTCGTAAGCGTTTCGATTACTCGGCCTGGTTGCTGAACATCATCAAGAACAAGTGTCAGAACCCTGCGGACCCTGACATCAGCAATGCTGTCATCTCCAAGTGTGTGGATTACAAGATCCAGGTTCCAACGGTCTACACGACGATGGCCACTGAGATCTCGTACTTCGACATCGGACAGAACAAGTTCGGTTTCGATTACAAGCACCGCGTGGAGAAGTTCGGGTTCACGGAATCGGATCTGAAGCTCGAGAAGAAAGGCTGGGTACTGGTTGGCCGTAACCGTAAGGGTGCGCTGATCATGGATCCTGATGAAGTCATCTACCAGGTGACTGATGGTCAGGTGGGTGAAGACCTCGGCAAGCTTGAGTTCATGCTGGGTATCGAAGTTGATAAAGCTCCGATCACCATGGCTGAGGTGAAGATCTACTCGAAGTCGATTCCGATCGGTGTGGCATTGGCGTACATGATGGGCCTTGAAGGTCTGCTGTCGCTGCTGAAGTTGAAGCCTCGTCGTGTGGGTGCTGGTGAGCGTCTGCAATTGCGTCCGAATGAATACGCGGTTCGTTTCAAGAACGAGTCGTTGATCTTCGATCGTAATGACAAGGTTGCTTCGTTGATCATGGGTGGCTTCAGTCTGTACCACGCCCACATCCGCGAGTACAACATCGGCCTGTTCGATGAGAAAGACGTTTACGCTGCTGTCCTGGAACGTGCTGGCATTGGCCGTCGTTACCTGAACGAGCTCGACATGATGAACACTCTGTTCATTGACCCTATTACAGAAGACATCCTGAAATGGATGAATGAGCCGACGACCTTCACTGGACTCTTGTTCCGTGCTGTGAGTCTGCTGACGGACGAATACGTCCCTTCCCGTCGTAAGGACAAGGACCAGCAGGTCGAATCGCTTGAGCGCGTGCGTGGTTACGAGCGTGTGGCTGGTAACATCTACGAAACCCTAAGTCGTTCGGTGCGTGCTTACAGCGCACGGGCCGCTACGGGTAACTCGTCGATTGTGGTGAACCCTAATGAGATCATGAACGAGATCATCAAGGACCCAACCACAGCGCCAGTGAACAACATCAACCCGATTCACCAACTGCGGGAACGTGAAGTAATTACGTTTGGCGGTAAAGGTGGTCGGAGTCGTCGTGCCATGACGGCGAAGGCTCGTCTATTTACTGACGAAGACATGGGCTTCATCTCCGAAGGTTCTGTGGACTCCGGTGATGTGGGTATCATTACCTACCTCTCCCCTAACTCCAACATCACTTCGGTGCGTGGTACTGTTCGTTTGTTCGACAGGAAGCGCGATGGTGCAGCCAGCATCATGTCCACCGCAGCACTGTTGTCTCCAGCCGCGGATGGTGACGATCCTAAACGGGTCAACTTCATCACGGTACAACACGGTCACGGTATCCAGGCAGTGGGTTATGAAACCCAAGGCATCCGTACCGGCATGGAGCGTGCACTGGTCGCTCGTATGGGTCCAGAGTTTGCTTCGACTGCTTCGGAAGATGGCAAGGTCATTGAGCGCAGCGATACTCACATCGCTGTCGAGTACAAGGATAGCGTGGTACGTTACCCAATCGGTCTGGTTCACACCACCGCTGAAGGTTCCTACTACCCGAACCAACTCGTGTCTCAATTCCAGGAAGGGGATAAGGTCAAGAAGTTTGACGTGATCACCTACAACACTGGTTTCTTCAAGCCAAGCCCGTTCGATAAGAACCGGGTGGATTACATGGTCGGTTGCCTGGGCCGTATTGCATTACGCGAAGCCACGTACACCGTAGAGGACTCCTCGTCTCTGTCGGTAGCGTTCGCTGAGCGGATGGGTACGGTCGTGTCCAAGCCGAAATCGATCTCCATTAACTACGAGCAAAACATCAGTGGCTTGCTCAAGGTCGGGGATTCGGTCGATTTAGACACAATTCTATGCACTATTGAAGACGACCTCGTCGGCGATGAATCGCTGTTCGACGATGACACTCGTGAGACGCTACGCCGTTGGACAGACAAGTCCCCTCGCGCTGCGGTAGTTGGCACGATCGCCAAGATCGAAGTCTTCTATAACGGTGGCTACGAAGACATGTCGGAAAGCTTGCAGATTATTGTGAGTGAGTCCGAGAAACGTCGGCGTCGTGAATCGAAGCGTCTTGGCCACACCTACACAACCGGTGAGGTCGATCGCAATGTCCGTATCGACGGGTATAACCTGGAGGAGCATCAGGCTCTTATCCGGATTTACATCAGCAACCCGGTTGGCATGGGTGTTGGTGACAAACTCGTTGTGGGCAACCAAGGTAAGTCGACGGTCGGGGAAATCCTGTTCGGCGATAACCGGACTGTTGAAGGCGAAGTGATTGACATGATCTTCGGATGCAAGTCTTTCATCGACCGGATCATTACCAGTCCGTTCATCATTGGTACCACCAACACGACCCTGCGTTATATCGGCGAACTGGCCTACGAGATGTATTTCGGGTCAGACGAGTAACGTAACCCCTCCAGCTCCTTGCGGGGCTGGAGGTATGTTCATTTACGAGGTAAGTATGTCTCCGAACGAAGCAAAGAATTTGCCGGTATTTGCGAACTCCATTCAACTGATCAGCGACATCGCGCTGGAAGTTATTGGTAACGACATTGCCGCCGAAGTTGACGGGGTGAAGATCACTCAGTCGTCCGTCAAACTCCTGTCGGCTGCCAGCCTGACCAAAGCAATCATGGAGAAGGGCAATGCTTGACACTCAATCTGCAAAGACGGCGATTGACCTGACCCTGGAAACTTCTGCCAAAGGGATCATGCTCGCTGCCGTGCCTGATACCCCACTGGGTTTGCTGTGCCGTCAGACTCCACTGGAACTGACCGACCGTACTTCGGACACTCTCTCGGCTGCTGCTGAAGAGATGGTCTCGATGACCCGCGGTGAAGAACACGCTGGCGTTCTGGGTGGCGTGGTCAGCATGGCTGCCGAATCCGTGCGTCGTACGCTGGACCTGGCTCGCAACACCACCATGCCGCACATCCGTCGCGTCGTGGCACTGTTCGAAGAATACGTAGCGGCTGAAGCCCAAGCGCGTTCTCCGTACAACGTTCTGCCGACCTATCTGCCTGAAGCCTTCTCGACCGACACCGCCGAACGTCTGTTGAGTGGCTACAACCAGATCCTGCCACAGTCGGTTGATGGCAACCCGTTCTTCGGCAAGTTCTCGCCGGACGAAATCCGTGAGCTGGTGCGTGTCACCAACGACGGCGAGTTCAACGAACTGATCGATGAACTGCTGATGGCAAACAACGGCCAGGTCCTGGGCGAAGTCACTGCTGCCCTCGAAGGTCTGTTGAACGTCAAGCGTATCTCGCCTGACGCAGCTCTGCCTCTGCTGATCGTTCTCAAGAACATCGAAGTACCGAAAGAGGGTGTCTCGACCAACCTCGCCAAGTACAACGCTGATCGTGAGATCTTCGCGGCTAACGTCGGCAAGATCGCTGCTACTCAAGTGGGGCGCGTGACTCAGTCGGCTCTGACCTCCGCCCTGTACCCAGTGACTGGCGATGACGTAGCGACCAACATCCGTGTAAACGGTGAAGTCTACGCCAAGCTGCTGTCCCGCGGTCTGTCGGCTGAAGCAGTTATCGGTAACGAGCTGCTGGGTCGTAAGTACCGCGGCGAACTGATGGTGTCGGAAGAAGCCCTCAAAGACATGATGGCTGCGTACAACCGCGACAAGAACATCCGTCAGCAAGCCCACGAAGTGCGCAAGCAACAGGTCATCCGTAAGGGTGTTCTGGAGTCCCTGCGCTCTGACCACGCCTACGTCACTGGCGATGGCAATGGCATGCAAGTGGCTGGCGATGATGCCGGTCGTTCCTGGATCCGCCTGCGTGAATTCGTGGACGGCATCTACAGCGGTTACGGTCAGAATGCTGAACCGGCTATCATCATCGCGGCGACTGTCTGCGCTGTGTGGTACGGTCACACTGACGTTGGTCGTGTGATCAACGCCATGATGGCTGTCGAGAAGGCGAACCCTAACCTCGAACCGCGTGAAGTAGCTACCCTGGCTACCCTGCGCTACATCGCCGACTGGGTTGCCAGTCAAATCGTTGTTGTCCCTAACATCGACGAATAAAGGTAGGTCCTGATGCAGTCTAAGGAATTTACACGTTCCAAGGCTCGCGTTGATAGCGCTCTAAAGAAGGTGGGTACCAAACTCATTGCTCAGGAGCCGCTTCGGATTCATATCCCGGAACGGTTCTCTGAGCGTGGTTTGGCTGAGATCGAGGATGTCTCGTACATCCTCGGCTTCATGGCCATCATCACGGAGGATAACTACTACGCATCGTCGACCCTGACCGCTATGATCCGGACAGAACCGGACCGTATTGGTAAGGTCGTGGTTGATGATGTGGCGTATATCGAGCTTTTCTACGAGAAAGGTTCGGCTGTTATCGCGAGTACCGATGTGGTGGTGAACGACAACCTCCCTCACCGCATCTACACCGAAATGTTGGGTAAAGGTCGTATCCCTTGGTATTACGGGTACGAAGATATCCCCAAAATGTTTGTCGACACCAAGAAGTATAACGGTGTGACAATCGGTGCTGACTTTGCTGTCTGGGAGTATATCTCAGCGGCGCTCTGCCGGGATCCTGATGATCCGTCGAAGTACTTCCGGCAAAGGCCCAATGCAAAGAAGGATACCGAGACCCTCACCCCGCTATACATTCCACTTCGGAACGTGAGTGTCGGCGCTACCAACGTCACAGCCAAATTAGGCGGCTCGTATACAAACGATGGTATCACTGCTGCTCTGGTGAACCCGTCGGATCGACCTGAGAAAATTGAGACGTTGCTTCGTCAATAAGGACAACAGCAATGGCTGCCATCGCGACAAATCAGGTTACCAGCTACAGCAACATTGCTTTGGCGGGTAGCGGCAAGAAAGGTATCCTCAAGAAACTGGATAACGACTACTGCGAAATCATCCTGGGCGCCTTCGGTGCCTTTGGTAACGGCGGCTGGTTGTACGACACGGCTACGGCCATGCGGTACATCGAGAACAACCCTGACTTCATCAAGATGATGCAGACCGGGCGTTGCCGGAGCGAGTGGGGTCACCCACGTCGTACTCCAGGGATGACTGATCAGGAGTGGTTCATCCGGATCAACGAGATCATGGAAAGCAACACCAGCTCTCACATCCGTCGCATCAGTACGTCCATGGACACTGTGATAGATGAAAAGGGTCGTAAGGTCGTTGCGATCATCGGGGAAGTCCGCGCCTCGGGTCCTAAAGCCGACGAGTTCCGTCGCCAACTGGAAAACCCGTACGAAGACGTGAACTACTCCATTCGTTGCTTTGCAGCGAAGAACTTCGCCAACATGCGAAAACACATCAACCGGATCATCACCTGGGACAACGTGTTCGAGCCTGGTATCGGTGTGGCGACCAAGTACAACACACCGAGTATGGAATCCAAATCCGACGTCTGCCGGATGCTGGATTACGCCGAATTCAACATCGATCGTCTACGCCATGGTATGTCCGAGAGCGTAAACGAGGATAGTTTCGAATCGGTGGCCCCGTTTGTCCAGATTCTGGACAGCTTAGCTTATGTAGAAAACCCCTCCATTATCGCCGTGCCGAAGAGCTTCGGTTGGTAAACACTTCACAATTGAATGGATGATACCCCATGTCTGATTTGAACTCCCTCCTGCGCGACTACGCCATCGAGTCCGGCGAACTGGTTGTACCGGAAGTTATCAGCTCCGGCGACGCACTGGCCGAAGTCATGAACGACGAGCTGGAAATCGCTCGCGAGCCTGGCCTGGCTGAAAAGCTGGAACACGCTGACAAAGCCGAAGCCATTGCTGAACAACTCGACGTGCTGGCCGACCGTGCTGAAGAACAAGCCGCGATGGACCAAACCGAAGTCAGCGCCGCTGTTGCCCAGGTTTCCGCCGAATCCATGCACCGCGAATTCGCCACCATCATGGCGTCCAACGGTCTGGAACTGAAAGCCGCCTCTTTCGAATCCGCCGCTGATCCACAAGCCCAACTGGCTGGCCTGGGTAAAGATGCCCGCGCAACTGCTGCCGTGGTTCGTAACTTCGCCAACGACGTGCGTGACATCTCCACCGAAGGCGCTGTAATGCAGTTCCTGCGTCAGGACAAAGCCCGTCTGACCAAAGCACACGGTGCTCTGACTGCCGCTGGTACCGAGCTGGCCGCCAAGAAAGGTGAGCTGAGCAAAGAAGCCGTTGCCCTGACCCATGACGGTCTGAAGCGTTTCCTGACCGTGAACGGCGCTCAGGTGACCAACGCCAAGCAGGCTGTCGAACACGACATCCAGTGGCTGAAGAAAGCTGAAGCTGCGGTCAACAAAGCTGCTGCCGAAATCGGTGCCGCTCTGGCTTCCGCTCACGGCGAAGGCGATCACAGCGCCGCTGTCACCAAGCTGAACGCTATCGCCGCTGGCGCTGCTGCTGGCCTGGAAGCCCACCTGCTGGGTAACCACGAAATCACCGGCGGTAAGCGCAGTGGTGGTGAGAAGGGTTCGGCTAGCGCTGCGGTGGTTTCCTACATCGTCCAATCGTTCAAACAGGCTCCTGCCTCGTTTGCCCTGGTCATCGGTGGCGCTGCCGTAGGTGCCGCAGTCGGCGCCGTTGCTGGCGGTGGCGCTGGTGCGTTGGTTGGTGCAGCTGCCGGTTACGGCGCTGGTGTTGGTGCTGCTGGTAAGAACCTGGTCAACAAAACGGCTGGCGACTACAAGAAGAAGATGGAACACACCGACCAGAAGTCGTGTGCTGGTGCCAACGACCTTCAGGCCATCGTGAAAGATATCCTGAGCCTGTCCAGCGCTACCAACTTCTCGATGGACGAGAAAGTGGAAAACGCTGGCGAGAAACTGGAAGGTGCTTCTGCCGATGCGAAAGCTGCTGGCAAGAAAGCTCTGTCCACCGTTTCGAAGCTGGCTGACACCGTGTACGAGCACGCTGTCTACCTGACCGTGAAATCGGCTCAGCTGGTTAGCGCTGCTGCAAAATCGGCCTAAGGCCTAGCGTCACAGGACATCACCCGGTTTGCGCCGGGTGATGTCTTTATGCTGTCAACGGAATCTTGGTTATACATTACCGGCATGAGTCACCCCACCCATAGTTGGAGATGCGAAATGTCGCAAGCAAAGAACTTCTATCCAATCGTCAATATCTTCAAAGCCCTTAGCGTGTTCGCTGAGCTGAAAGATCTCGGGATGCAAGGCAACGGTAAGCTCGAGACCGATCTCACCTTCCAGGCAGTCCCAGGGACCACCGTGTACCACTTGAATGCCGATACGCAGAATGGCGTGAGTGGTTATCGCGTTCTGCTGAACGATCGTCCTCTGGAGCAAACTCCTGACACGGCGACTTCGGCTGAATCGATCATGAACCACATGGTCAATGAATACGAAGAAGCTCACAAAGGTAAGTTGCCTTTCGTGATGATGGTCAAGGATGCGAATGACGAGGTGCGACTCTTCCTCGACGGGTCTATCAGGATCAAGTCTGAGCGTGGTGAACAACTGGCTGAGATGGTTGATCGTCATCCGGACATGGTAACCCAGGCTCTTGAGAATATCCTGACCTCGGTCGTCTAAACGTTTTATGTAAAATTTTACATAACGTCGTAATCTCTTGACTTACCCCGCTTCTAGCGTTAGCTCCTGTGCCACGAGCGCAGGAGCGTTCACTCTATATTCCTAGTCCGATGGAGGACAACATGGCACAAGCATTCACTATCAACAACTGGTTCCCTATCCTGGCTCTTCAAGGCTACGAGACCGCAATAGCGGCTATCCAGCAGAAAGGTGCTGAGATCTCCGAAGAAGGTGGAGTCGTTACCTTCAAGACGCGGGCAGGTGTCTACGTCATCACTCCGTTTGCAAACGACGGACATATGGGCGTGAACCTCACCCTCAATGGTGAGGAGGTCATGAACATGCCGATCCCTCGCATCCTCTATGCTGAAGAGCGCATCGAGAACATCCTCGCCCTGGAAGAGATTTACGGTGAGCGGGCCGACCGTCTACGTGAAGCGCAGCCTGAAGGCTACAGCAACTTCTATCAGCAGTACGATCCACTGACCTGGCTGGAAACCGCTGCCAAGATTCGTGAGTTCGGCGATATCGAGGCGGGCGAGACACTCACCATCCAAACCGCTGGCGACGGTAGCGATGTCGGTGTCTACACCCTCACCAAAGTCGTCACGGACGATAAGGCTGGTATCAACGTCACGCTAGACGGTGCACCCAAGTTCAACTACCCGCAACCGATACTGCGTACGGCTGAGCAGATCGTTTCGGCTATCCTGAACCTGCGACGGAAGTTTGCTTTCGGCAATCAGTTCCAACACAACCCTGAAAACGCCAAGCCGCTGGTGGCTACCGTGAAAGATGGGCAGAATGAAATCCGACTGTTCAGCAACGGTACTATCACCATCACCGGTCCTGGTGTGATGAAGATCGTCACGATGGCAGATGCTGATGCAAGCAAAGCCAACGAGTTGATGGAACAGATCCTCGATCTGACCCTGAAGCACTAAGCGACATAAGCACAGCAGGGGTGGTGGCCCCTGCTGTGTCTTTCTTTTTTGTGCTGCAAACCTTACCACCGCATCCCTTCCTCAGATCTCGTATACGCTGCGCTATCTATAAAGGTAAGGAAACGCCCGTATGAATGGAGAACGTTCCTTATATAGCCAGCTAGAGCCCTTGTACCGTAAACGTGGCTATAAATACGATCCAAAGATTTTACAGTCATACATAGTAGACATGAACAATCACACTGATCAAGGAATGCCGCTATGAGCGCACTCAAAATTGTTGCTGGTTCTGTAGCTGTCGCTGGCGTGGCAGTCGTTGGTTACAAAGCAATTCAGCGTTACCGCATGAAGCGTGCTGAGAAGAAGATGCACGAAGCGATCGATGCCTTTGCCGACGAGCTGGGTAAGATCTTCGACACGCCTGAATTCCGCAACGCCTGTAAGTAACACCAACCCTAGTCCGAGGAGGACATTAACATGAACATCGTAAACATCATCATCAAGGTCGCCGTAGTTTGCATCGCCGCTGACATCATCTACGAGACCAACCAGAAGCACAACTTGACTGGCAAGATCAAAGCCAAGTTCAGCAAGAAGTAAGTTGCACTGGTAAGTCGTAACACCCAAACCTCATTCGCAAGACCCAATTTAAAATATCTGGAGAATCACCATGTCCGCAATCGAAATCGTTGGTACCGTAGTTGAAGCTGGTTCCGTAGTAGCTGATGCTGCTCAAGTCGCTGGTGAAGCTACCAAGCTGGGCGTAGCAACTGCTGCTGTCGCCAAGTACGCACAGACTGGCGCCAACATCGCCAAGTGCCACCCGGTGGCCGCAGCTGTCGTCGGTGCAGCCGCAGCAGCCGCAGCTGTCTACGGTAGCTACAAGATGTTCAAAGGTTTCACCAACAAGAAAGCGAAAGCTGCATAAAGGACTGGGGAGCTTCGGCTCCCCTGCTCCACCTTTTCTTTTGTCTTCATGCGGTGGTAAATCCTCAGGTAAAGGATTTTTAGCCCTACATTATCGAAGTGAACAGTGGGGCTAGATACTTCATCTGTAAAATATTACCAAACCTGGGTATGAAGTGAACAACCACTATTCCGTACCCATCATCATCCTGAAAGGAAATGCACCATGAGCAAAGAACTCCCGGACAACATCAAGACTCTGGCCCAAGAACTGGAAGCCATCACCGTCATCGACGCCGCTACCAAAGTCGGCGACATGCCTGGCTTCGAAGACATCGTTCTGAAGTACCTGCCGCCGAGCCTGAGCGCTGATGGCCTGAAAGATGCCCAAGGCTTCCTGATCGACGTCGCTTCGGCTCAGACCCTGGCGTTCGGCAACAAGTCGCAAGCGGCCATGGTTGCTGACAAAGAGCTGGATCGCACCACCCTGCGCACCAAGCTCGGCCACAGCGCCATCGACACCAGCTACAGCCGCCACAAGTCCGGTACTGCTGCCGGTGCTGAATGGAACAAGTACGGCGTGGCCAAGTCCGACGTGATCATCGGTGTCGGCCGTCGCACCAGCCACTACAAAGGCGTAGTGAGCTACCTGGGCGAAGAAGCCGAGAAAGTGTTCGCCTCTTAATCGGCGATCAACGCAAGTCAGGCCTGGGGTTCTCACCCCAGGCTTTATGCCCTCAATTGAATAAGGTTAGTACCAGATATGCAAATCACTGTTAGCAACCTACTCGCCTCCGAAGCACTCTGGGCCACCATGACCAAGCTGGCCGATCGGGTCGTAGATGGTTGTATCTGTGCGCAAAACGGCATTGCCCCTTACAGCGTCATCCATTTCAAGAACGACCTCGACGACAGCGTAACCCGCCGTCAGCGCGATGTTGTTGAACACCTGACAATCAATGCGTCTAACGCAAGCTTCCGTGTATCCCGCATCATCGACGTCGCAGAAGGTACCATCAAGTATAACTGCCAGAAAGGCGGCTACGTTGGCCGTGCCATCAGACGGCACCTGGAACTCACTCAACAGAGTTCGGTCGACGCTATCCAATTCTTCGCCGGTCTGATCAACTTCATCGACACCTACCGCACCAAAGATGGCGCACAAATCCGCGAGAAGCTGGCCCTGGCTGAAGCCTACAGCGTACTCAAGAACAAAGCACGCAGCACCTTCTACAAGCACATCAGCGACAACGCGACCAACGTTCTCAGTCTCCGTTCGTTCTACAGACAGGGTATCGACCTGAGCGACTTGGAACAGATCGCTGACTCCGGTCTGCCTAACGTCGGTAGCGGCGTCTACGTTTACCCGTCGCTTGATGGCGGTGGCGTTGCCGATACCCTGGTCATCGTAACGGACACCGGTTCCGTAGCCGTTATCCATCTGCCGAAGTCTGGCAAGTTCCACCTATACACCACAAGCCGTCAACTCGGCCTTATGGTAGATTTCCTACACGGTGTAGGCGCAAGTCTCATCGATTCGTTGGTTGACACAAACTCGTTCATCCACGGTCTCCTGAATCAGGTTACTGTCGAGTAAGCGTCATTTCGACATCCACGCTGGGGGCCGCATCCCCTGGCGTGTCTTTTTCTTTTTGTATTAGGAACGTCCCGTGACCGCAATTGAACTCCGCTTCCTCCGCATCCCAGCCCGCCCTACTGATGGTCCACAGCCATGGCCGGAAGAACTCGATGGGTTCACGCCAGACTTCACTAATCTGAACACCTACCGCTATGGCCACTACTACGGGGTGAAGAAACCCGGCAGACTGGCAGCGGAGAACACGCACCAACTGCGTCCGTTCACCCTCGACCTCAGTAACAGCATCATCAGTTTCACCATCGAAGACGACTACACCCCATTCACGATGCAGGGATGTGATCTAATCTTCACCCTGGATCTCGATGCCAGGACCTACGTTGTAACCCTAGGCGACAACCACACCTTCGACGAAGAGGATTACCTCGAACTAGACGAAGATGATCGGACTGTCGCTATCTTTGGTTTTGAAGGAGCGTTCAAAGATGAGTCAGAAAGAGCTTGATGGCGGACTTCTCGCCCTGATGGAAATACATTGCAAGGACATGCGCAAGCAGTACGGCCATCTGCGAATCGATAAGCTGGCAGAAGACCAGCCTATTCCATTCCCTCATCGCCAGATGCCTACGTTCTTTGTGCTACAGATTGCAACCAAGAAAGAACTCAAGATCTGGTTCCAGCTCGAGAAGACTCTGTTCGATCATTACGAGACCCCACTCGACATTCCGACCTACATGGGTGTCCGACCACGCCAGATGGGGAAGGCTACTGAAGCTGGGAGACTGAGGACTCTGTTGGGATTAGACCTCGATGCCCACCGTATCCATCCCGTCCACGACACCCCGATACGTGCCGACTTGACAATAGACTGGACGGCACAATTGTACGCCAGGCGAACCCACCGCCCGTCAGTTGGTCCCGGCGGACATGCGGATGATAAAGACATCAACATCATCGGCAAGTCTGGTCTACTCCTCGCCAACTCCGGTCTGTTCTTAGGGCTAGATCCAGGTATGGGTCGTTTCAGCCGGATGTTTACTGAGGAGCATAAACGCCGCTTCGACCTTTGGCCACGTAAGGTGGAGGAAGATGATCCACCCGAAGTCAAACACAGTACTGATTACAAACGCTCGAAAGGGTGGAAGCGAATCCCGCTACAAATCCCCAATCAGGCCAAACCTTCAATCGTACTACTCGCACTACTCAGTCGTTCAGCATAAGAGCATAGAGCCAGGGCGTAATGCCCTGGCTCTATGCATGTGTTCTTTTTTTTTGCATCCTTATCAGAACTTGCCTTGAATGGCAACCCCTGCACCGTACGGCAAAACCAACTTCCCGACAACAGTCTGAATGTAGACCATCCCTGTCAATTTGATCACGAACACAGCGTGTCCAGTTTCCTGGATCTTGTACTGGTCGAAATCATTGGCGTACACCGGGATACGGCATTTGAGACCCATCACCGCGCGATAGACTTCCCGAAGCTCGGGAGATAGACTATCTTTGCTCAGTGTGATGAGTGCACTGCCGTACACCTTATAATTCTTGAGGTCTGCTTCCAGATCTCTTAACGCTGCATGTAACTGCTCGCATGCTGTCATGTTGGCTTACTCGGAGACTTCCCTATAAACCTGGGGGCAGCCCTAGCCACCCCCAAGCTCCGGCCTTACTTGTTACGGCGAAACCAGCGTGCTCTTCAGCAAGTTGATTTGTTCGCTGTAACCAGTTTTCACCGCGCCCACGTTCGAGTCGACACCCGATACGAAGGTCGGCTGGTACGAAGGATCGATACCAGTAACGCGCTGTGCGTCCATGAAGGCTTGCGCCAACTTGTCCACAGCGTAACCGACTTTCTGGAAGCCAGTCCACGACAGGTTGTACGTCGCGATCTCGCCGTCTTGTTGCAGCTGACGGCTACCAATGTTCTCACCGATATCGTTGTACGGGAAGAAGTTGGTTACCAGGAAGGCGTTTTCCACGTAGCGGAAAGTCTTGTCTGGTTCGAACGCGATGATGGTACCGCCGTAGATGTCGGCGAGTTGGTCGGTGAACTTGTCGCTCACACCGCTCAGGAGCGCATGACCCACATCCGGATCCATGATCAGGTAGCGGGTGTAGTCTTCCAGGAAGCGAATCACTGGACGACGATCTTTCTCGACGATGGTCGAGGTGATCTGCGAACGAGCACGGGCCACGCGGGATGGAGTCTGGAAAGACTCGCCCGAGTTACCGATCTGGGTTTCGTTTACCGAAACGGCCAGGGTGCGGTTGAAACCAGACCAGGACTGCATCCAGTTCTCGATCAGGTTCTTGTACGCTGCGATGTAAGCCGCGGCGTTAGGCATGTAGGTCAAGCCCACTGGTGCCTGAAGAACCTTCACGATCAACGGCTTACGGATGTAGTCCGTAGCCGATGGGTAGTAGGCCATATCGGTGATATAGCCCTGTTGACCCTGAACGGCGAGGTTCAGTACCTTGGCCTGCGCGGTACCTGCGTAGGCCTTGTCAGTCAACGTTTCGTTATAACGTGGCATACGCTATTACTCCTCGTTCCGGCGACGTTGTGCAATAACCGCCAGGTTCTGCACAGTGCGGATGTTATCACCAGCCATGCCGATGTCCAGGTGCCAGCTGAAGCCCAACGCTTCGTCCAGGGCATTGTAGTAGGCGTTCGGAGTGATGGTCACCCGGCCGTCGTACTTGCCAGTGGTACGCTCGGTAACCTTGTCGGTCACGGCGTCCAGGAACTCTTCGTCGGTCAGTTGGCTGTCGCCCGACATTTCACGCCACACGATGTGACCGATACGCGTCAGGTTGCAAGCAATCTGAGTGTTCAGGTAACCGTGCAGTACGGAAGTGTGGGTTTCGTAGATCGACTGGATACCTGCGTAGAACAGGCGAGACATGTCGAACCACTCAGCGTAGTTCAGGCCGTTGTCCCAATCGTTCTTACGAGCGCCAACCAGCTTGGTGCCGGCGTTGTGGTCGCGGTAACGAGTCACGATGTTCTGCTCACCACGCCCGAAAGCGAAGTCAGAGTTCATCGAGCCGTCAGCGGCCGACATGTACTCGGCGCCTTTGATCAGCAGCCATTCCAGGAATGGAACCAGACCATCGTAGTTGTCGTTGATCAGACGACCAGCCGACATTACCACCGCATAGCGGCAGGCCTTGGTGCCGAACTCAGCCGACTCTTGCGATGCACGGAAGTGCGAACGCAGGGTCACGCCGATGGACGAATCCGCGGCAGCGCTGTTCAGCGGCTTCAGCACGTCCTGGGTGCAGGCGTGGATGTACACGTCTGGACGGATGGCGTGGAAGTTGGCGAACTTCAGCTTGGTGTCGACCGGGAAGCCCGAGTCCCACACGGAATCGTACGGCATGCGCGCGATGTCAGCGTAAGGGAACGAAGCATCGTCCAGACCGCCCAGGATGTTGTCAACCAGGACGTTGAACTCTGCCACACCGATGGTACCGTCGGTACCGCCTTGCAGGAAGTGGTTCGAGGTTTCGGTGAACAGCAGACCGCCAGCCTGAGGACCTTCAACTACGAAGGTGTTGTATGGTACGCCATGGACGTCCACACCAGTCAGGATGTTGATCAGATGCGCATCAGCGATCTCGTCGCCAGTGTGCGCTTCTTCCGCGTCCTTCAGCTGAGCCAGGATACCCTCGATGTTGGCATCGTAGATATTCAGCTTTTCGAAGTTGCCGAAACCGGTGAACTGAGACAGGTCGGTGGTTTCGTACGAACGGATGATGTTCTTGCCGCCGTAGTACTCGATGTCGGTGGACAGGTCCACGGCACCTTTCTTCAGCGAGAAGTCAACGAAGTTGCCGCCGTCGAGGTTCGAGACCAGGCGAGCAGTCGACTGAGCGTTGGTACGCTCGATCATCTGGATACGGTACAGGAAGGTACCCAGGTTTTCGCTCAGATCGGCGTCAGCCGGATCGGTGCTGTTCACGGTCGGAGCGGACAGGCGGAAACCGAGGTTCTTGCCTTTCTCACCGATGTGACGGCCATTGAAGTCCAGGACCGGAGTCAGGGTGGAGATGTCGCCATCCTTACCCGATACCAGACCGCCATCACCAGCCTGACCAGCGCCGAAGCCGTTAGCCGGGATTTCGACAGCTTTCCATTGCAGACGGAAACCTTGAACGGTCTCGCCAGCAACAACGATCTTCGCGCCCGACGTGTCGAGTTTGAAGGTGCCGTCAGCGTTACGCTCGTAAACAGGCAGCTCATCAGCAACCATGTCCAGCGACAGACGAACAGTCGCACGCTTCGCATCGGCAGGCACGATACGCTGCAAGAGCGCCTTGCCGCCAGCGGCGAAGTGAGAGCGAATGAACTGGCTCTGGTGAGTGAAGAATTTCGAACGCGGGTTGGTCAACTCTTTGCCGTAAAGCAATTCCTGACCATCGCCATCCACGTAACGTGCTTTGTCAGTTTCGCCCCAGGCAGCCAGGGTGAAAAACAGTGGCACGCGGATCGGGAGGCTTTCGCCTGGCATAACCAGGTTGACCGCCGATTCGTCCTTGATACCACGGAAAACCGTCCGTGGCAAAGAACTGTAAGTACTTACAGACATGTTTATACTCCCAGGAGTTTAGTTCCGCGCAGAACAATCGAGGAATTGTATGGTCGCTACTACATTGGTGGAATACGCCAAATGTCGCAGCGTACGCATACTATTTTAAATCAGCTCCTACAGCAGCTGTTTTAATATTTTACAAACCTTCATGGAGACCGCGAACAATGTTCGATACCCCATACCAAACAACACCGTGTTCGCGTTTCGTGCTGGATAAAATCGCAACCGGAATCCGCAGACTCGAGATCGATGAAAAACTGGTGAAGGTAGCAGGTGTGGAAGGTATCGCCCTTGTACCGCCAGGAGTCACCGAGTTCCAACCTTTCAACCAGCCCATCACCAATAAAGAAATTCCTACGCTCGCTAATACCGTCGTACTGGACGGTCGGTCGTTGCTACGTCCCGATGGGACTGCGGTTCGGATCGATGTTTTCCAACACACCATCCTGACAGCCAAACTGACAAAGCTCTGGGTGGAAGGTGACGTGTCGGCTCGCCATGACTTCTTGAACGTCGGCGACTTTGCACTGAAATCGTTCACGGCGTGGGTGAGTTCTGCGCTGGCTTTGCGGTTGAGTCTTGACTTTGGTCAGACCTCGATGTTGCGTGCCTTGACAACCATTTACTTCTTGCAGTTGCACGAAGCGGTTGACAGTCACACCACACCATTAGAGCAGGACCGTATTATGGTCCGTGCAGCCCGCGCTTTGGTGGGTATGGATCCAGTCACCCTGCACGCTGCGGTCGGTGATGTTCCTCCTCTGAACAGCGTCTCTGACTTCGTAGCCTGGGTGAAGAAAGTGATGAACAGCCCTCGGGTTGAGCAACTCACTGTCGGCTTCCTTTACATCGCCCTGGGTGCGTCTTACGGTCCGGCTTACCGTGAAGCAGTGGCCATCGCATTGGAATACCCTCCGATGTTTATCGCCATGGTGTACTCGGCAGTGAACGATCGCGGTTACTCCAAAACTGGCCTGGGTAAAACCGTTGAGCGCGTGATCAGTCGCGACAACCACAAAGAGTTCATCAAGAACGTCAACAACCTCATCAAGGGGTAATCCATGAGCAGTTCGACTGATTACTTGGTCGACTATGCCACTCGCAATATCTGGTGTTCTCCAGGAATGGACCGCCAGCACATCGTCGCCCCAACGCGAGTAACACGGCATTGGGGTGCGTATGCGAACGTGCGTATCGGTCGGCGTGACTACAACCTTCCAACGATCAACACCTACTACCATGTCTTCGTGGTCGGTGACCTCCCTCCCTTCTTGGTTGGGATGGATGAGATCCGTAATAAGTGGGTGTCTGCTCGGGCGCATTCTGTCAACACGTCGCTGCTGATCGATACCTACACCGCTCCTGGTAAACGCATCCCGTCTCAGAACGTCTACTTCCTGTATACCCGTGACGGGAACATGGTCGTGGCCATCAAGGACATGCCGATCGTGACTGAGATCGGTACTGAGCAACCTTATATCCGCTGGCGCAGCAATGCCTGGTTCGATAGCAAGGACGCCGTGGCCATTGACCAGGGTATCGAGATCGAAGGCTACACCTACGTCGACAACAATAGCTTCTACGCCTACCAGCAACTCTGGCGTGCAGCAAAGGCCGCCACCCCTGGCGCGGCCATGGCGTATGTCAACGGCAAGCGGATCAAGGACATCAACAACGTCACCTGCAAGATGGGCGACATTATTGAGTACGTCCGGGATAAGTCGATCCGTGAAGTGGTCGAGTACAAGCTCAAGGACTTGAAGTCGTTTGCCAGTACCCTCGATCTCAAGGACAAATACCTGATCGCTCGCAATGGATTGGGTACCTTGATCGACTACGTGGACGACATCGACATCTTCCTGCTGCGGTACACCACAGAGTTCGTCTATGACGGCCTGTACTACCACCAGAACCAGGTGGACGGTGTTCGGATGGTAACCCACCGGGATTACGCCATCAGTACCGCCTACGTCGCCTCGATGATTGAGGCTGAAGAGTTCTGGCAGAACTACCACGACATCCGAGTGGAAGTCGTAGTGCGGCATGGTGGGTATCGTCGTCCGTTGGTGTATAACGCTCAGCGTATCCAGGAACTGTTTAAGCTTCCGTACACCAAACGCATTAATGCCATGATCGGTCCGGCGTCTAACGTGTCGGTGTGGAAAGCGGCTGCTCTTGAAGCGTCTGCTTATTGCAACGTCATCGGTGCGTTGGACGGTGCTATCACTCGACCACTGGCGCGTGACGCCTTGGGTTATCATGCGATCAGTCGCATGGTGGGTGACCTGCCTCAGAAGATGGCTGTTTCCCCTAATGCGCGTTGGTTGCAATTGCCGTGGCAGTCTGTGAAGAAGGGGACCGTCTTTGAGTATAACGCTTCTGGTCTGCTGTTGGGTTGGTATCCGCATGATTACTCAATGGAATACCTCGTTAACAACGCGAACGCGATTTACTTCGAAGCGTTGACGGGCGAAGCCAGTGCGGCGGATTACACGATCTACGACGTTCAGGACTTCGCAGTCCAGGCCGACACCGATTACCGCTTCTACGTCTGCACCATCTGGAACAACATCCCTCGCAACGACTGGATCGATGTCACCGGTGATGACGACTACTACGAGATCGTCAATGGTCTCGTGAAGTGGAAGATCAACCCAACGATGAAGAAGGCGGCGATTCGCTGCGACACTCGGACGTACATCAAGAACTTCGAGCTGTCCTACCGCGACCGTGCGTTGGCCTTCAGTGTCATCTCTAAAGAAGACATGATCGTTGCGGATGACGAGACTGACCTGGAAGCCATGGTCGAGATCCCGTTTGGTCAGGTCGATGTGTTCCTCAATGGCCGTACCTTGATCGAGAACCTGGACTACTACGTATCCTGGCCTGAGATCTGTATCGTCAACAAGGAATACCTGCTGGATGACCGTATTCAGTACGTGACGGTTCGTGGTCGTGGTTTCTGCACCAAGGACTTCAAGCGTGAGACGGCGCGTGACTGGGGCTTCATTGCTCACCGTGCGCTCAGCGAGAACTTCCGGTTCAACCTGCATGACGACCAAGTCGCTCGTGTGGTGATCGGTGGTCAGCTGTACTCTCGCAGCGAACTGAAGTGGGCGGAAGACAACGGTCTGTTGCCAGTCGGTATCCAGAACGGTGCTCCGTACCAGGTGACCAACCCAATCATCCCGATGAAAGGGCTGACCGATATCGACACCTACGAATGGCGTGACAAGTCGTGGGCAGTGGATAACGAGATCGAGGACTACATGTCCCTCTATCTACCTCAGAAGCCCCCAGCCACTCCGAACCCGATCCCGGCTTGGTATAGGGTTTACAGTCCGCTCTGCACCAAGTTGATCTACGACATGCTCGATGGCGTGATCAACATGAACGAGTTCAAAGAGGAGTACAGCCTCGAATGGCTTCGTGAGCGGATGCGTGGTTACGACTGGCTGCTCAAGTACGATCCTTCGCTGAAGGAGGAAGTTGACCTGCAACACGTCATCATCCACCCTCACCCGGAAGATGGTGCGATCGGTCTCAACATCTACCAGTACCGCCTGCTGGACCGTGTGATCCAAGTCATGCTCGATGGTCGTGTTTCGATCACCCGTGACCTGGTAGTCGTCGAAGAAGGCTTTGAGCACGATTCGATCGATCACCCGCATCCACATCAGACCTGGGAGTCTGTGGGTCAATAATCACAGGGGAGGGTAACCTCCCCCTCACTTGGATATGGAAATGGCTGAAGTCACTATTCCGCTTGGTAACGGCGATTCCGTTATCGTGTTCAAAGACCGCCGGGCCCTGACGTTCAATCTCCAGGACCTGTACAAATACAAGTTGGTCGATAGCTCGCCCGACATCATCAAAACCGAGAAGGGTGTCCACATCGCCAACGAAGGCGACTTGGTCTACGACTTCTCCATGGGCTGGTTCCGTGTCAGTCGCGTGGATTACACCACCTACGTGGCCGAGCTGAACATCTGGGAACCCCTCGATACTGGGGAGTCTCTGGCACAGCTGGACATCCTGTTGGGTACTGGTCCTGGCTACGCTAGTGAAACCTGGCGCTGCTACCTGGACACTCGTGTGTTCCCTCACCGCCTGCAAGTGGATAACCAACTCCACATCCGCGGTTCTGAGGCTCACGAGATCCGCATCTTTAAAGGTGTGAACGTCTCGGTCTCTGGTGAAGTCATCAGTGCGTACTACGTTAACAACGAATACGTCAATGATGCCATTCCGCTGGAAGTCTACGCGACGACCAAGTTGGACAACATCGCTGAGAAGATCCCGAAGATGGGCTACACCAGCCGTAAGTTGAATGACGGCGAAGTGGTCACAGCGGTGACGTACAACATCCACGGTACGCCGATCGACTACAACAAGCTCCTGATCCACAACACCAACCTGACTCGTGCTCCAAGCGAAGCTCAGAAGCGTGTGGCTGGCATCAAGCTGATCACCAGTCGTCTGTCCAGTTCCGAACCGAACGTGATCGAGATGCCAATCAACATCACGGTAGCGTCCCTGGCCATGCGTGCCCAAGTGACCTACACCGACGGCACCAGTTCCATCATGGACGTGGTGGACGAAGACGCCAACGGCAAGTTCCGCATCAATGGTCTGAAGTACTGGTCTCCAACCGTGGGTGGTCGCGAGCAGAAGCTCGAGTTGACCTACGAGTTGTCGCAGAACGAGGAATACTCGTACACGCAAGGTCAGACTGCCAACGGCCGCGTGACCGAACCGTACCTGATCCGTGGCATCGAGTCCGATCCAGCATACAGCCTGAAGCTCTACGCCTACCCAACGTGGAAGGACAGCGTCAACGGCTACATCCTGGACTACTGGCTGTACGACGCTACCCGTCAGACGGCGCTGCGCGTTCCTCGTAACGCTGTGGAACTCCATCCGGACAGCTCGCCATTCAACGGCATCGACTTCACCACCATTCAGATCATGAAAGTGGCAGTCAAGATGAAGTTGATCGACGCGGCTTACGGCGACTACCAGCACGTTCAACAGTTCCAGGTCAGCTTGCTCCGCTCCGGTGGCATGCAGCAGACCAACTGGCGCATGAAGTTCTCCGACAACCAGGTCGACTGGTACGGCGACAACCTGATGGCCAAGATCACTGCCAACACTGGCGGTCTGTCTTACATCGAGTTGGCGAATGGCTTCACCAAGCAATCCGATTGGCTCAACGCTCTGTACTACGGGATCAACCCACTGTACGACAACATGAGCGAAACCATCGCGCCAGCGCCTACCCACGTCATCATCACTACGAACACCCGTACGTTCGAACTGCCGATCAGTCAGTGGGCTACCAAAACGATCTTCGTCAACGACGTGATCGAGGGTGGCGTCATTTACCTGAAGTGGATCAAGCGTATGATCAACGGCGATCTACAGCTGGGTGTCAGTGGTGTGGTTTGTCACAACTATTGATTAGGAGACGGCTGGGGTAACTCCCAGCCGTACACCAACTTATGGCCATTTTGTACGAAAAGGATTGGGACAAGTATCCCGACGCGATTGTTCACACGGAATCTCGTAACGAGTCCTGGGTGAGAATGGCGGGCAAATACAAGTTGATGGGAGTCAAGCATTGGTACATGATGCTGGCATTGATCCAGCCTGAGTTGGCCAAATGGGACCCTTTCGACCCTAACCTGCCTGAACACATTGTCCAGATGATGATGCTGGAATGCGAAGAGAACCCTTGGTACTTCTTCCGGGAGATCCAACGGGTACCTGCCAAATCTGGTGGTGGTTCTCACCCACTGCGGGCTAACCGCGGTAACATCGCCATGTTCTGGTGCGTAATGAACTCCTTCATTACCTACGTCCAGCAAATCCGTCAGACCGGTAAGTCGCTGAACACCCGCGCTGTGGTGAACTACTTCCACAACGTGGCAGCTCGTGATTCCATGCACATTCTGTTTACCAAGGGCGACCTGCGTAAAGAGGAGATCAAGGAATACAAGCTGATGCGGGACCTGCTGCCTAAGTGGATGTGGTACTTGCATCCTAAGGACGCGGACAACCAGCATGAGTTCACCACCCTGTCCCGTGGCAACCGCACCAAGTCGTACGTTCCTCAAGGTGACCCTGAGGCAGCTAACGGCGTGGGTCGTGGTACAACTCCAACCCTGGTAACAGGTGACGAGGTTCCTTTCCTTCCGTACGCAGAGATCTCGATTCCTTCCCTGATCGCTGCAACCACAGCCTCTTTCGACGAAGCCCGCGCAAACGGTTCCATGCACGGCATCTTGTACACGACTACGGCCGGTGACTTGTCCACCGATTCCGGTAAGTACGTGTTCGAGAAGATCAAGTCGATCGCGATGTTCTTCAGTGAGATCCTTTACGATTGCGTTGACCGTAAAGACGCCGTGGCCACTATCCGGGCTAACAGTAAGTCGGAAGCGCCCTACGTCGACATCTCCTTCAACCACCTGCAACTCGGTTACAGTGACGAGTGGCTGCGTGAGAAGATTGCTACCGTACCAGCGTCCCGAGACAAGATCCGTCGAGACTACCTGGGACAGTGGACGTTCGGTTCTGCCAGTAACCCGATCAAGGAGAAAGTCCTCAACCGTATCCGGAAGAGTCTCAACCAAGAGCCGATTACCGACAAGTCGAACGAATCGTACATTATCCGATACCACGTTCCGAAGGAAGAAGCCCTGCGCCGTAAGTCGGTACTGGGTCTCGATACTTCCAACGCCGTGGGACGAGACAGCATGTCGGGCATCATGGTGGACATCGAAACCGGTGAGGTGTTGTTGGCCTTCTCGGTCTCTGAGTCCAACTTGATTCGATTCTCGATGTGGTTCAGTAAGTTTATCCAGGAATTCAAGGAGATGACGGTTATCCCTGAAGCCAAGTCTACTTGGATCACCATCCTGGACTACCTGCTGATCGATCTACCGGTGAATGGCGTTGACCCTGGCCGTCGCATCTACTCTCGGGTTGTCGATCGTGCAGAGCTCTCTGAGAGCGCTAAGCGGGACTATCGTGAGTACTCGCATGGCGTTCCTACTGAACGGAAGTTCTTTCCGTACCGTGCGGACTTTGGCTTCCCTACTTCGGGACCACTGCGGGAAGCGTTGTACATCGACATCATGCCAGTGGCTACTGAAACGACTGCAACCATGATTCGGGATGCCTCACTCATTGAGGAACTCTCGACCCTGGTGGAACGTCGTGGGCGGATTGACCACGCCTCCAGCGGACACGATGACCATGTAATCTCATGGCTCATGACTCACTGGTTCATGCGTTCTGCTCGTAACCTGGATCACTACGGTATTGATACTCGCCGTATCTTGAGTCGTTTGCGTACTGCGGCCGTTGAATCGCCACAGGAAAACAAACGGATCCTGAAGGAAGAGAAACTCCTGACGGATATCCAGTTGATGGAGGAGAAGATCGACAACAGCAAGTCTCACATGGAACGTAAGTACCTGGAGACCAAGTTGAAGGTCATGCGCTCCGAACTGAAGTCGGTCGAAGTGGTGGACAGTGGTGTGTCTATCGATAAACACTCCGACACGGCCAGGTTTGACAAACAAGCTCGTGCGAAGTCCAAACATCGCGACCAGCTGTTTGGTGGGTTCAAGAACAACACGTTCCTTCGACGTTAACGGCATAGAGGCAGGGGCGGTAAACCCCTGCCTCTATGCTGCGCATTACGCTGAACGACGGTTCAGGTTTTCGAGCTCAACGCCGATCACCAGCGTGTGGTCTTGGTGTTCCTGACCCCACGTTTCCAGCAAGCCGGTCTGGTAGTCAACCCGGACAACGAACGGACCAATGTCTGCGGTGTAGCCATTGGCTTCACGTTTGACCGGACCGCCCTTGAAGCCGATGTACGAGCTGTTGGCCTCTTCGCCAGCTGCATCGAGGACGCCCATGATCTCGACATGCTTGATGCTGTCGGTGAAGCAAGGGTTGTCACCACCCAACAGGGCAATGAGGTTGGCCTTACCTTGCTTGAACGGAATCTTGTACTGATGCATTACGCCACCGCCTTACAAACCATGACTGGAACCGGAATACCCAACTCAGCACAACGTTTCTCAAGAGCTTCTTGAGCTGCCTGGAACTGACGCACTTGTTGGAGGTGCCACTCACGAGGACGTGGCTTGATCTTGCTGCGATCGAGCTGACTAAGCCGGACCATTAGACAGCAACCTCGTGTTCGATCTGGCTGAACGCATCAACCTTCTTCTGGGTGACGTTCATGTACAGCTTGAGCAGATCACGCTCGATGTCGGCCAAGTCGCCAGGAACGCCTTCCAGAGCATCCAGACGGGCTTGGAACTCGACCATGTCCGCCAGGATCAGCTGTTGGTCGTAAGTGAACTGACCAACATGACCCAACGCCAGGTGGGATTCGTCGAACGCCTCTTTCGGAGACCAGGAGATGTGACCGTTGGAGTACTTGACGTTGTACCCAGCTTGACCGTCCTTTTCCTGTTCCCAGGCCATTACGATCTTACGACCTACGTAGTGTTGAGTCATGTTGCTATTCCCTTATTGGCGGTAGTGTTTCATAGTGAATGTGCGGAGGAGGATGTAAAGCAGTACTGCGTTGCGGACAGCTGCGATGAGAACACCGTTCTTACTCTTCAGAGTCCGGCGGGCGATCCCTTCAGCCAGTTCGCGCATTTCGATGATCTGCGGATCTGCGGTACGACTGGCTTGATAGAGAGCACGCATCTTCTTGAGCAACCCGCCGATGTCACTTTGGTTCTCCATCACGTTAGGATTTCGAGCCAGGTAATTGAAGGCGTGTTGCAATACGACCGTACAAAGCTGTTGAACGTCTTTGTCGGCACGAGGCGAGGAGTTGGCACTCATGTATTGCAAAGTCGCCTGCAACGAGCTCTTAGGCATCGTAGGGACGGTCTTGGCAATCACTTCGATGAGTTCAGGCACCATGAAGCTGTTCTTGTCCGGGAGCACTTCCAGGATGTAGCGCATATAGGTAGACACGAGTCGTGTTTTATCACGCACTTTCAACTCGCCATCCATCTCAATCATGGAGCTACTGGAACGGATCTGCATCTCAGGACTGTTCTTAACGACGGTGAAGACGTCCCGGATGTTCTTCAGGATATCCTTGATACGACCTTGAGTGTCGTTCACCATATATACAACTTTGTCGTCGTTAAGAAATGACAACAGTTCTTTATAGTGTAGCTCACCTTTACCTACGACTGCTGCCGCACGAATGCGTAGCAGGGCACCCCAACTACCAGCCACCTTCAAACCAAAGCGTTTGTTGAGGGCTGCGTAGGTAGCCTGTGCGATAATCGGGTCGGCGTTATAACGGAACCAATCGGTGAGGATGGAGGTGATGAACTTGTATTGCACAACCAGGATGGAAGCAAGCGCGCCTTCATAACGCTGCTGTTCATTCAGCAACGGACTGGTGAGGAAACGGTGAGCCATCCAGAAACAGCTGAGGTTCATTACGTCGCTGGATACATGGCGGTGAGGTAGGATAGCAGGCAGGGCGTGGAGATCATCCTCCAGCGAGTCCTCATCGGCATCCATGACTTCGTTGAACCAGCGGTTGCGATCCTCGTCCTTAAAGCGGACAGGGTGGACGCCCATGAGGTTTCCGCCGAAGAACGCGATGTGTGTGTCGTTCTTGTTTACGAACTGCTGCTCGTAGACTTTTACCTTTGTCAGAAACTTCACGTCAAAAATGATGTGAGAACAGTGTTTCTCAAAGGTACTGTTGACGCAAGGCGAATCGGCCTTTACAGACGGCAAGACGTTGCTCATGAGTACCTCAATAAATCGATTGAAATTAATTATGACAGTACATTACTGCCATGATCAGGAGAAGAAAGATGTCGATCAAAACTGAAAGCATTAGCACTGGCCAAGGTATCGAATGTGAAGACTGCTGCTCGTTCGCGAGCATGCGCGTTGTCACTCCGAAGGAGACGTTCCATCTCTGTGGCCGACATTACAATGACCGCCGTGACGACTTTGACGTCTCAACCCCGGCAAAAGAAACCACATCATTAGGCTGATTTACCGTGGAGGTAACCATGCATCAGACTCAAGTAGCCCAACGAAGCGCGTTCGCTCACGTCCTTGAACACCACACTCTGGATTATCTCATGTGCGATAACGAACTGAGCCAGCGACTGGTCTCAATGAACGAAGAAGTTGAAGTCCCGCGCACTGTCGTTGGGATGTCCTACCCACCGACCAAACGTTGGTCGTCTACCGAGACTTGCCTGGAGTATCTCCGCATTCTCGCCTACGTTCCAGATCACCACTACGAACTGGAAATGGAAAGCGCCACCTTCCCACTCATGATGCTCCAGGTTCATGAGAACTATCGTCCTGAGCTCTCCCTGGATGAGTTCCACGACGAAGTATCGACCAAGGCTGGCGTCATCAAGCTGTTGGTCTTCCTGACCGGTGAAGAGTATCCTGCGAAGCCGTTCTCCTGGGAAGGGTTGTTCTGGGATATCCAGCCAATCGATCAGTTCCAAGCCATCCAACAATGACATAAAGGCGGGGGTGAAAGCTCCTGCCTTTATGCTGCGTCCTCTTCGGCTCAGTTCGCTGGGCGTGGTCGAAGTAAACCATCACCATGCCTGACGGCAAGGGAGCGTGTAATGAAACGTCAATTCCATGGCCACCCGCAACGGCCTAACAATCAGCAACAAACCCCACAGTCCACTCAAGAGAAACCCGCCATGACTTTCGAAGTTAACGAACACGAAAACGAAAAAGGTAATGGTCACCAAGGCGACCAGTCCCGCCAACCAGTAGCCGGTAGCACTGACACCGCCGTTACCCACGGCGATGTTCACCTGGCCCTGCGTTGCCGTCAAGCGGCCCTGGACGTCGTTCTGGATGGCGTGCCGTTGATGCGTGCCCAATCCCGCCTGATGAGCATCGTGGACAGCCAGTGGTGGCAGCAAGCCTTCGAGCTGACCAATCAGGAAGTCCTGCGCCACCGCGACATGCTGGCCGAAGGCGCAACCTTCCAAGAGATCGTTCTCTCCGCCGAAGACAACGGTGAAGACATGATCTCCCTGGCCAAGCGTCTCAACGTCAGCTTTGAATCCATCGCTGACGCCCTCGACAACCGCGACACTGTGAAGATCTAAGGAGCCGACATGGCTGGCAAGACTACTGCTAAAGCACCATCTGGTACCGCTGCGGACAAACCGCAAACCCGTGCTAAGCCAGGCCCTAAGCCTGGTGCTGCGAAAGCGGCTACCAAACCCGCTGCCGCTAAACCGGCGGACCCTAAACCGGAAGCACCTACCAGCCCGGAGCAACTGGCGATGAAGGTCGACCACACCAAGGAAAACAGCGATACCTTCATGACGATCGTCGAAGTGGGTACCGCGAAGAAGGTGTTCTTGGAGAACATGGCTCATGCCCTGATCTTCGACATCTTCCAAATGCACCAGGTGCTCCACGCGCTCCGCAGCATCACCGACGTAGAAGCCAGTTACTTCTTGGACTTCTACGCCTCCCGTCTGCGTCCGCTGTTGGTCGAAGACATCCTGAACGGCGACATCGGCGGTCTGCTGGACCTCGGTGTCTGGTACGCACTGGACGGTCAGGAAGAGATCCTCACGGAAGGTCTGATCACTCGCCTCGGCGATGACATCCAGGCTACCCCTGAGCAAACTCGCAAGCTGGCCATCGAAGCCGTCTACGGCGACAACCGCAACGAGACTCCTTCCAGGGGTGAACGTTGGATGCCTGCCCTACACCGCAACAGCTCCCGTGAGGACCTGGAACGTGTAGCGCCAGGTCATGGCGGCCGGTCGGCCTCGGATGCGCGTGAGAGCACTTATACCTCGCGCCGCAACCGTTAACGATTAAGAAGGATGGGAGGGGAGGGCCAACCCCTCTCCTGTCTTTCTTTTTTTGTGTAAATAATGACACCGTTGGCTAGATAGTATGTTTCACCTCTTTTCATGCTGGAGAAGGCGAGGAAGGGGGTGGTATAGACTCGAGCGAAGCGATGAGGATATACCGGGGGATGGAGTGGATGAGGCATAACTCAATCTAGTCTGACCAGTGAGTGTAACGAACGCCGTTAGACTAGATTATCTATATAGCGCCGCAGGCGCTAATAGGGTTGTAAAATATTACAGAATAGCTAAATCCTATTTAGATCTAAAGAGAGTCTGGGTCTACTGCCCAGACTCTCTGCTCTTAATAGACCGAATAAGATGAGTGCGGTTTACCACCGCACGAAATCATTACTCCAACAACCAAGGGTCTTTTCGATGTCCTACTATGCTGAACTACTCAAGGGGAGTTTTGAATCCCTGAAATCCGCTACTGAGCCAGGCATGCGTTCCAGTGGTGGTTCCATGATTGACGTCAAGGTCAGTGAGAACCCTGTGCTGGACAAAGTCGTTCCAGTGAAGGAAGAGGTCCGTAAGGCCCTGCAAGTCTCCGGTTACCTGATCAAGGGCGACGGTACGCTGGATGCTGGTGAAGAAGATGGTCCTACCCCTGCTGTCAAACCTAGCCTGGAATCCTCGGGTCACGATCCGGTAGCCTTGGCTGCGATGGTAAGTCAGGGTCAAGTGCCTAAAGAGACCAACCTGGTGGTCAATGGCGTACACCTGGCGGAAAGCATCGATCCGAATGCTACCCAGACCCAGACGGTCACCATCATGACCCCGAACGATGTGGTCGATCCTGAAGCCGACGTATTGTTCCTCACCGGGGATGATGAATACGGCAGCGCCAAAGAGTACCTCTCCACTGAGGGCTACAAGGTAGCGACTACCACGGATGAGCTGATCACTCTCCTGCGCTCGTAAAAACTTACACGGCAGAGGTATCTGTTGAACAACCCTCTGCCGTTGGAGTGACCATGGCTAAAGAAGTCGTACCAAATCCAGAGCTGCGCAAGATCGGCTTGGAGTTCTACAAAGGTCCTTTCCGATTCGACCATCTCGGTGGTTACATCTGGGCTAAGGGCGATCCATCCACCCACGGCAGCCAGATGTTTGCCGACCTTGATCAGGCTGGTGAGCGTTGTGCTCGTATCCGTGGCTGGGGTGCTCTCCAGTACCTGAAAGGCGTGGACTGCGGTGCACTGCAAGATGAAATCGGCGTGATGTTCGCTGAAGCCATCACTGAGTACTGGGATCGGGCAAAGAACACACTGGTCGTCGTACTGCCTGCTCCTGGCACAAAGACGCCTGAACTCCTACAACTACTCACCTACCTCGACCAGCACCACCAGAACGAGTACAACATCGACGTAGAGGGTGAGATGAAGGGCGGTTGGGAAAACAACACACCGACCACGTTCGCTCCAGATATTGACGTTGCCGTACCACGCTGCCATGTCCAACGCTACTGGAAGTTCTGGCTGCATTCGCAGGGCATAGAAGCCTCCCTGCGAGAAGGTGATATAATCACCCTCCAGCAAGGTCGCTTCTTGATCACCCGTGCAGGCACTCCGGTACAGCAAAACTAATACAGCCATACATTATCAAGGTGTAAGCTATTGATAATGCGGAGGTATTAGAACTTCGGTCGAGCTCCCAAGGCTAGCTTCATCACCTTGCGGTAAGCTTCGGTATCATTCATCAACCCGATCCGCTGCCACTTGGTGTTCAGGTATTCCTTGTACATCTGGTTCGCATCTGCGTATTGGTCAACAATCTCGCGGATACGGCCAAGGGATGCACCGCCTTTGATAGCGCCCTCATCGAGGTCGATTACCAGGGTGTTGTAGATGTAGGCCTTAGTAGCCAACGTCACCAGTTCACCAAACGCGTGGTAGTACACCGGCTTGATGTCGTTGAAGTTGAGTTCGTGAGACAACCTGCAACGCAAACCACCATAAGCGATCATCTGGTTAACGTCATTCACCAATACGGTGTTCTGACCTACCAGCTGACAGTAAGAGGTGGAGGCGGTGTTTACGCCAACAGAGGCGTTGAGGATGTCCCGCGCATTCTTCAGGAGAACGCTACTACGTTGCATGGTCAAGCCAGACACGTTGTTGCCGTTCAAACCTTGAGTAATGCCGTAGAGTACCTCGTAGACCGCGGTGATACGACGGCCGTTGGTGACATCGCTACCAAACCGGTAGATGACGTTCCAAGGGTCGATGTGTTCCACTTCAGCGGCCTGGAGGGGTAGCACCATCTCGGTACCAGACAGCAAGTTGACATCGATAGCCACCCGACCTTCAACTACGACGGAGCGGATGAGTTCATCGATGGATGCTGCGAAGACGTTGTCCTGGTAACGAACACGTCGTGTGGGGTCATAACGCTTGGGCATGAACGCTTGCGTCAGCACCGCGCGTGGGACCTCGTTCTTGACATTATTGATGGCGACCGTAACACAGTCCATAATCAAAACCTCTTTCTTGGGATCGACATACGATTCCCTCAATTAAATAGTGGAGCTCTACATGAACGCAGTAAACGAAAGCATCAACGCCGATCTGATCAAGCCTAAAACCCGTTCGATCATGTTCTACGCCTGCGGCGGCACCGGTATCAACCTGCTGCGCAGCCATCGTGAAGACCTGGTCCTGAACCCTGAAGACCAGAACGCCAACGAGCACTTCGCTTACATCGACACCTCGTTCGCCAACCTGCACAACGTCCAGGCCAAAGACACCTTCACTCTGAAGGGTCTGGATGGTTCCGGTTCCAACCGTCCGAAGAACGCCGAAGCGATCATGGGCGTCCTGCCACAAATCCTGCTGGCTCACGAGCCGAAGGACATGAACGTGGTTCTGTTCTCCGCATCCGGTGGTTCGGGTTCCGTTGCCGGTCCTCTGATCATGGAAGAACTGCTGAAGCAGGGCAAGATGGCTGTGGCGATCATCATCGGTTCCCACGAAACCCTGAAGCGTACCACCAACACCATCGGTACCCTGACTGGCCTGGAACAAGCCGTAGCTCGCGTTGGTCGTCCGGTTGTCATGTTCTACGCCGAAAACAACCCGACCAAATCGATCCTGGACAACAACCTGGTGCCGAAGTTCGTCCTGGGTTCGCTGGGCATGTTGGGTTCGGGCCGTAACAAGGCTCTGGACAGCGCTGACATCCAGAACATGTTCGACTTCCACCTGGTGTCGCACAACAAGCCAGGTCTGGCCATGCTGGACGTCTTCACCAAATCCGAAGACCTGGCAAAATCCTCGGCCCGTCCGATTGCCTACATCTCGCTGTTGACCGGTGAAGATCAGGTTGGTCCTCAGGTCGATGCCGACTACGACAAGACTGGCTACCTGCCGGGTGATGCCGGCAGCAAGAACAATTTCTTCTACACCGTTTCGGTGGATCACTTGTCCGGCCTGTTCGAGCGCCTGAACAAGCTGAAGAGCACCATTGCCTTGCAGAAGCAAAACCAGCAGGCCACCACCAAGCTGAGCGACGCTAGCACCGTCACCCACGCCACCGGTCTGGTCTTCGAGTGATCTAAACACATCGGTACCTGGTAACCCCAGGTACCTTTGTGCCGTTAACACTAATAAAGGAACAACTCCATGTCTTACGGCGTCTCCATGTTCGTTTGCGAAAGCTGCAACACCATCGACTCTCTCCAACTGACTCCGTCCAATGGCGACGGCTTCAAATGCCACCAGTGCCGTCACGGCGGTTGGCATGGCGCATTCTCGCAAGAACAGTACGATCCGTTGAAACACCGCGGCCTGCTGAACAAGTCTGATCCCTCCTTCGAAGACCTGGGCGATCCCTCCTTCTCGTAAGCAGATTACCCCCTCCGGCTAGCGTTCGGTCTAAAACCCATATCGCGCTAGCCGAGTGTAACGATCGCAGCGTAGAGAAGCTCTCAGGCACCTTCCTGTGTATTTAGTTACAGAATCTACTTATCTAATGTATAAAGGGGGATCTATGGCTTACATCATCACTGACATATCTGAGCTCATCAGGATGGTCGACCCCGAACGCACATTGCACCCATCCGTTCTTGAGGACTGGCTGGTCAGGGAGTACACCCACTCCTACGGCATCCCATGTACTCAAATGACGCCGTGGCCACAAAGGTCTATCGACGAAGACACAATAAGACTGGATAGAGCAATACAGCGGTTTGCGCTGGACGCGACTACCTTCTTACCTGTTACTGTCGGAGGACGACTTTGCGATGAAGAACTCTGGTTCCTGGTCAACCGCAATACCTTGATCATTGGAGATTTCCGTGACGTCAGACAGTGTTACAGGCTCATTCGTACTAGACTTCGGTGAGCTTGCCAATCAAATCTACCAATCAGCCCTTCGCTACGAGGAGAAAGGATCGCGGCACTTGCAGAATGATGCGTCAGATTTGGTTTACGACATGATTGACGACTTCATTACCGAGCAGCTGTACTGGGCTCGTCCTCTGCAACGCCGTCCATCGGCAGACGCGAGGGATCTGTTGCGTCATGAACGCGTCGACAGACGTAGGAACCGTCGGGATGAGTTTTACCCGCAACAGCCCTACGAAGGCACCAATCTGCGCGTGAAGTACAAACACCTGTTGAGGAACATCCCCAATCCTGGAGAACTCCTTGACCGTATATCCGATCGAATGGCAGAAATGGTCTACGATCATATCGACCTCCCGACCTGGCGCATCGTTCACCTCACTCGTCACCGCAATGGCGTACTGGTGGAGATCGGTGAAGATTATCGGGTTGAGCAGTGGATGAAAGAGCATGGCCACGAATACGGCTTCAGAGTCGACTAAGGTTGTTCGTTACTGCCGAATAGGCTGTAGTGAATTTATCCGACAAATGCGTAATGTGTTGGAATCCTCCCGCATGGACCTGTTTAAGGTTCAAAAGGCAGCAGAGGATATCCTGGTGGAAACCTTTATCCGGTGCTTCAGCGGACAGGGGAGTACCATCCTGGACATCCTGGAAGACTTACGGCCTCACCGCGTTGACCGCAGGGATATGATCAACGTCCTCATTGAGTTTGAGGACTTCGTTTATAAGGACAAGACCCTGAGTGACATGCGGCGTTTCACCGTAGTGGATGCGAAGTTCATCTACGACACGCCGTTATTGGAAGTCGAGTATCATGAAACAGTACCTAAGGAGGAGACACAGTCGTTTAGTCGATTTATCCGACAAAGGCGACAGGCTGGAGACCTCATCCACCCCGCGATCGAGAAGGCACTCGAGGAATTCAATCGAGAGCTGGACCATAGTTCCACCGTACACCGGCAAGGCCGAATATCGCCACGTCGTCGTTGACCTGGAAGATATAGAGTTCCAATCCCTGGAGCAGGATCTGTGTGCTGAGGCTGATGTTATCCTCAAAGCGTTTATCCACTATATCTGCTACGATGACGATTTCTTTCTAGCCCGTCTGACGGATGAGTTCTTACCGCCTGACGATATAGGGAGAGCGGCCATGGCGATAGATGTTTGGTTTTCCATACACCTGGATAAGTTCCGGGACGTCTTTGCTGTTGTGAAGCGGTTTGCCCCAATGAGGGTGAATAATGTCGAAATCAAACAAAGGTCGGTACTCCTCGAGCTTACTTACGAGGACTTCATCGATGCCACCTAGCGTAGATTTGTACCCAGGATTCGTCCTGACGTTGGATCCTGATCTGTCAGGGGCTCTCAATGCCTTGGGAGAACAGGTGGACTACGACAATGGGAAGGAGCTGCCATGCGTCCTGCTGTCGATCATGCTGTTTGGGTTGGTAGCACCGCACGATGAGGTGATGCGTGCTTTCGAAAGATTGTCCGTACATTACAAGAATCCCCAGAGTGAAGACTACTCAGAGTTCTGGGGCGGGTTCCAAGCAACGTTCTATGTGTTCAAGCGTCGGTACATACACGACGAAGATCTCAAGAACATGATTCATGACGTCCTTCCGCGTGACTGCGATTATTGCGAGGAGGGTTTACTCCGCGTCAAGTCCAGTCGGTCAGGGAGACATTTCTTTATAAGCTGAGGCCAGCTATGCAAGTAGAACGTTACGTACTTGAGTTGCCAGAGTTTCCGGTCATGAAGCGAGACGCTGCTGAGCGTATCGTGAAAGAGGTCATCACCATGACGGCTGAAGCCAACGTGGGACTGGACCGTGAGGTATTGGGGAGTATCAGTCGGGAACACGAGGTGACGCTGCACGATGTGGAGTTGTACATCAACCGTCTACTGACGATCCTGTACAACACCAAGATCTTCAGCTCCGTCTTGAATGTGAGTCATCCATTGTCGAACGTCGACGTAGAGGTTGCTCACCGCCAAGCTTTTGTGGAGATCGCATGGAATGACAGGGCTAACAAGAACCACCCGTGAGTTGGTGTTGATCCATGATTACGGCCTGAGGGATTTCGTATCCCTTCAGGATGTCCAGCACACGCTGGGTAAGTTGAGCGTCATGTTCCAGAAGGATATAGAAGGAGACGTATCGGACAAGCCCTACTCGCTGGGGCTTTATCTGGGGTGGGATAACCTGGATCTCCTGTCCGTGCACCTCGGTCCGTATTCCCAGGAACAGAAGTTGTTTCGTATCCTGTGCGATCACTTATATGGCGTTTACTCACTTGGTTCAATTTACACGCTCCAGGCGACCCAGTTCAAGCGAGCGGGGCCATTTCTATTACTGTCAGTTGATACGAGGTGGAAAATTGGCCACTGGTGACATTGACTTCTGTGTAGTCGATATCACTGAGCCGACCCGAGCACTCATTCGGTATCTGGATGGGAGGTTAGACGAGTTGAACTATCGTCCTGACCTGGTCATCCAGAAACAAGCCGTCTGGGGACGGCGAATGTCCAATGGTGCTAACCGCGAGAAACTCGCTCGGGAACTGCGAAGTGATGAGGTGTTTAAATCATTGGGAGCTGCTGAAGTAGCCGCCGATTACTTATTGGATGAGTACTACCCTGCGCTCGAGAGTATCTTCAGACACGTTGGTCTGCATGCAGCCGCCGTACATCTTGTGCGATTAACCATTTCCAATTCACGTCAAATCCATGCCAGAGTTTTGGTGGCCTGTATCTGACGTACCCCTGGACCACTGCCATGAGCTACTACATACTGGGACATTCCCCGAAACTAGGATCGATGTTAACCACGCTGGTCTGGGACCTCGTGCGGAATGACCCTGTTCTCGGGGAGGTTCCGCGGAGACTCTCCAAGAAATCAGTAGCTTTCAAGGAGTGCTGGGATTTCGTTCTCGAAAGCCTGGTCCAAGGTGAAGGTTATCTTGACAGCCTGGGTATTGACCTGGATCCACTCTGGGACAACATCGACCACGACGAGTTGGAATCAGTCCTGTCCGTAGGACTGGTACACAAACTCGAGATGGTTGAACACGGTTACTTCAGCGCCCTGTTAATGGAGACACCTTTAAATGCAGTTGAATTCCGATGCACTCAATAAGACGATTACCTTCGACACGTACGAAGGTGTTCGTTACAAGAACTTGCGCTTCGTGGCCATCCTGGATGCCGCCACTGTAACAGCCCTGGGCTTCGATGCTCCGGCGAAGCACATGCAGAACTACCCTTACCTCCCACCAGGGGTATCGGACTCGTACACGGGCTACAGCTACGCCAAGCTGATCAATGCCAATAACGAGACCATCTACATGGGCGTTCCTTGGGTCAAGCCTTCCTCCATCACGGAGAATGCCAACCCGGTGCGACTGATCACCCTCCGCAACTCTGACGATAATACGTTGGCGTCCCTGCGGTCGATGATGATCGCCCATGGCATTGAAGACTTCACCATCGAAACAAAGTGACATATAGCCCACCTGCCTGACGGCGGGTGGGTTTGTGCCCTTTCTTTTTTTACTAGGCGTACTTACGTAATGTAGAGCAATGTACCCCTGGAGCAATAGATGAACCCATTTCTTCTTCCCCTCGACGAATATAACCGCAATCTGGATGTCCGTCAGGGCTACATCGAACAAACTGCCAAGTACATCTCGTTGCAATTAAAGAAGCCGCTGTCCGAGTGTCTCGACTACGTCAAGAAAGAGACCCGTCGCGGTGGTAAGTTCGAGTTCAAAGATCCACAAATGCTACAACTGGTCCGTAAAGGTCCGGGTCACCGTGAACCGGAAGAGACCACCTTCCTGGGTTACGTGAACGAGGTGATCGATACCAACCGTATCCTTTCCCCGTCCATGGTGATCTACGAGCGTCCTGAGGTTGAGAAGTCCGTAACCGCCGAATGGCAGGACGACAACATCGCCGCTCGTAAGCGCTCCAAGAAGCGCATGTTCGTCTTGAAGCAAGAAGGGGACGTACTGGGCAGTCAACTGGCCGACTATGACCAAAACGCCCGTAAGATCCGAATCAACTCCGTGTCCGGTATGCGTGGCTTTGAGGGTAACCCTCTGTTCATCGCCACTGGCCACTCCAGCCTGACATCTCTGTGCCGTGCAGCAGCAGGTTACGGTAACGCTACGGTAGAGCGTTTCCTGGCTGGTTCCCGTCATTACCACACGCCAGAGATCGCCAAGGCCAACATCGTGGCAGTCTGCACCATCGAGAAGCGCGCAGCGTTTGCTGACGTGATCGATAAGTACGGGATCAACTACCCAACCGTAGACCAAGTCTGCAAGATGATCTCCCGTTCGACTGACCTCTACTGGAGCGACGTCACCGAAGATGCCATCATCCGTTCGGCGGTAGAAGGCATGACCGCTCTGGAACGTGCGATCTTCTGTTACTCCGGCGACATGTACCACTTGGCTCAGTACAACGACCAAGTGATCCGTGACATGCTGACCACTCTGATCGCAATCGACATCAGCGACGTTCCTGACGTTGTAACTGACGACGTGATCAAAGGCATGGATCCTACTGACCTGGCCTATGTGAACGCCCTGTGCGCTACAGTGCTGCGTGGGTCGACTTACGACCGGGTTAAGGCAAACGATCCAGTGGGTTGGCAAACGATCGGTAAGGTGGCGTGGAAGGTCCAGCAGGGTCTGAATCACTACGCTGACTTCATCACTATGTTCTTTGCGACTTCCCACCTCCCACCAACCGTAGCCTCGTTGAAATCCATTCAGCGCCGGGTATGTTTGGCAGCGGATACCGACTCCTCCATCTTTACCTGCGAAGGTTGGGTTGAATGGTACTCGGGTAACCTGATGCGTGGGGAAGAACAGGACCGTATCTGGTACCTGGCTACTTACATGGTCTGCCAGTGCATCGCTCACTCGTTGGCTAAGCTGTCCACCAACATTGGCGTTGAGAAGTCCCAGACCTTCCGTCTGGCAATGAAGAACGAGTACGCGTTCCCTCAGTTCGCATTGACGAATCTGGCGAAGCACTACTACTCCACCATGTCCATGCGGGAAGGTAACGTCTATAAAGAGCTGGAGATGGAGACCAAGGGCGTGGAGCTGCGTGGTTCGACTTCGCAGAAGCACATCCTGAAAGCCACTGCGGACTTGATGGAATCGACCCTCCATGCGGTGAACGAAGGCAAGAAGCTCAATGCCGGCGATACACTGAAACTGGTGGCGAACTCTGAGCTGGAATGCGTCCGGTCTATCCTGCGGGGTGAGTACACCTTCCTGAAGTCGGACAACATCAAGCCAGACAGTAAGAAGATGCCTTACCATGAACTGTGGCAAGACGTGTTCGGTCCGAAGTACGGCAAGATGACTGAGCCTCCGTACGCTTGCGTGAAGCTGTCCCTCGACCTGAGCAACCAAACAGCCCTCAAGGCTTGGCTGGCTGACCTGGAAGACCGGGAGTTCGCTGAACGGATGGCGCTGTGGTGCTCCCGTTACAACCGCAAAGACCTGAACACCATCCTGTTGCCGACTCAGGCGATCCGTAGCTGTGGTCTGCCGATTGAGATCCAACAGGCAGCCAACATCCGCAAACTGGCCTACCAGATCAACTCCGGCTTCTACCGGATCCTGGAATCCATGGGCCTGTTCATTGTGGACAGAAACAACCTGCGTCTGGTGTACGACTTCTTGGGGCTTGAGCCATGAGCGAAGATGACGAATATACTGACTACCTGAATGCGCTCGGCAAATTGGAGGCGTGTCCGGCAGGGCGGTACTTGATCGACCTGAACCAGCGCATTAGTACAGATTTCTTCAAGTGCCGCTGCGGTGCTGCTGAGACAAGGGCGCTGGGTGAGCTTGAAGCTTTCTGCACAGTGAAGGACTACAAGGTCGTCGAGGGTCTCCGTAAGAAGGATATCCCGTGCGAGTGCACACCGGGTGCCTTCGCCAGGAGACTTGCTGCCGAAAGGGTCCCAATGGTGGTCTTGCCTCAGAGTGAACCTCACCCGGATGAGAGGAAGTACCGTCGTCGAGAAGAACGGGAGTACGGTGGCGTCAAGTACTACTGTTACTTCTACGGTGACGATTGGCTCACGAGGAAGATCCAGGAAGTCAGGGAAAACCCGGTAAAGGACTTCTTGGCCGATTGGACCAACCCTGATCCGCTGTCCTTCGGCATCCATCATCACGTCCCAGAGTTCCCATCCTTCCTCGATATCGCTAAGAATGGCGTACGAATGAAAGATCGACCTATCGCGAGGCCTAGTCCGGAGGCTGTCGCCGCCATTACCGATGCGCATACAGGCGTAACCCAAAGCCTCAACGATGCGCTGAAAGAGGTGCGGCATAAAGGGGAGAGTTTCCCCTCCCCATTTTTAACCCATGTCTACACGGTGAATCCGGATGAGTGAAGTGTACCGATACAACGAAGGTGAGGCGGAGAAGTCGAAAGACATGATGGCCTTGCTGATCGAAGGCCTCAGAGCCTCCTGCTACGCCAGAAGTAAACCGACCGCCCTTGGGCCAACATCCCTAGCAAGGGCTGCGCGCTTCAACTTCGGTGGTGACTGGGATTTCGTAATGGAACCCGGTATCGCCGTGACCCGTAAACTCAGTGTCGAGCTGGATCCTAACGACCCAGATCCGTTGGGTACCTGCCTACTCCTCAAGAAGGCGAGCGATGATGCCATCCGCAAGCGCACCATTGAGGAGCTCATCCTACCGGACCTGCAAGCCATGTACGCCCCAGACCTGGATTGGCACAAGGCGCTCCAGAAGCAGATCGCCGAAGCCATGGGTCTACCGGCACACTTCCTGGAACCAGTCAAGAAGATAGCCGGTATGGGACGCTACTACAGCGAATCCATCGGAACGCCTTGGCCAGGGTACTACAGCTTCGAAGAGACGTAACGGACGAAGCGGTCTTCCAAGAAGGCTGCGTTGTCTGCTGTCTGTCCGGCACTGAAGTACTTGTCCTGCTCAGCCCGGATAACCGTCCGGCGGAGTTTGATCATGGTAGGTAGCATCTTGTCCTCACCCACCTTGTCGGCCCAGTAAATGGCCAATGCAGCACGGGATTCCTTTTGGGTCAGAATAGCCCAGAGGATCTGGTGGGTAGGGACTGTGGATGGGAATGCCCCAGCCTCCAATGCATCCTGACTATAAAGAGTGGGAATGCTTGCCAGGATCTGATTGGCCGTCATACGGCGCGATGCGATCTTGTTGTAGGCATCCTCAATGATTTCGTCGGCATGCGTGTCTGTAGGCGTCTGGGCGAACAGGAGGTTGGACTTGACGGAGCATTCCTTACGGAGTCCGCACTTGACCAGCATCTTGTTGAACATCACCTGATCCAGGTGGGACTTCATCATCCCTGGGAGTAGCACAGAGGTAATGAAGGTTTCGTTGTTCTCGAATGGGTTGGCTGCTTTCCACATCCGCCACTGACAGGCCAATAGAGGGATGTCGATGTTTACCACCGCAAGTCCCCGCTTCGAGGTACGGGCTTCGTTCATGACGCCCAACTCGTAGACGGTCAGTTCGGTGACCGGATGTTCCAGCACTTCAATGGCGGATACTGAGCGCCAGTCTTTCCAGAGGTCCATCCAGTTCCAGTTCTCGGACCGGACAAAGGTGATGATCTCTGGGCAGTTATCGTAGAAGTGACCTTCCTTATGGATGCGGCCACGACTATAGGGGGAGGTGATCCCGAGCGTTCCACAGATGCGTTCACAGTCAGTCGTGACTTGATCGATGTAACCCAGCATGTCCCCGCGGAAAGGTGTCGTGAGGGTGGACAGGAGTTTCATGAGGAGATGGGAGGAAGCCAAACGACCTGAGACGGTCTGGCGGAGATCCGTGTACTTCTTGAGGTTCTCAGCCACCCGACCCTGGAGGTAGGTCATTCGGGCGTACTGAAACGGACTGTCATCGAATCCGTTGGTGCGGTGGAAACTCGTGTTCATTTCAGTAATCCATTGAATGTTGTAAAATATTACATACCTGTATGTATAGTATGTAAAATAACTCGCCTGGTGTAACAACCGGGCAAGCACCCATGCCGCGTCTATTGCGGTTTGGCTGGAATGGTAGGATCTCGTTGTAAAAATTCACAGACCTACATTATTCTAGTGACACAGACCGCAACTGTTGTTAACCCGCAGTCCGCTAGTACAACGGATGAGTAGGCCCAGTGTCTACGACGGTAGAAATCCCACTGGGAACCTTCAATAGCGATACGAAGGAATCGTACTGAATTCTGGGAATAGGTCCCACTCGCTGAATAAAACGTGTATACACATCTGGAGATGCAACATGAGCGATACTTTTGTAACTGACGCACCTGCTTCCGAGCCACGTCGTGAAGATACCCGTTCCGAGCTGCGCGAAGATACCCGCCGCGACGAACGTGATTCCCGCGATGGTGACCGTGGCAGCCGTGGTCGTCGCGATGAGAATCGTGATACCCAGGTGACCTTCGCTGACATGTCGCGTCTGCAAGCCCGTCCTTCCATGGGCGGCCTCAGCGACGCGGTACTGGCCACGCTGGTCAACACCTTCGAGAACGCCAAGTCGTACGACAAGCCGGGCGTTCCTGCTGAAACCAAGCGCAACCTGTTCAAGGTCATCCCGATGGATGGCTCGCTGGCACGTTCTTCGCAATCCAGCCTGCTGGTGGTTCTGCCTGCTGTAATCGGTGCCGAGCGTTTCGCACTGACCTACATCCTGCTGATCGAACAATCCGGCGATGTACAAACCCGTCCGTTGATCGAACGCGGCGAAACGTTTGATGCTCTGGTTCTGCCAGAAGATCACCTGACCGAAACGTACATCAACATCGTACGTGATCAGGCAGCTGCTGCCGTTGGCGGCGTGGCTCGTGTTGTTGGCAATCAGGTTATCCTGGCTGACACCTTCACGCACCGCACCGAGAAAGAGATGGAGCAGATCATTGCTCACATCTACGATAATGCCTTCGAGGCGATCTGCGGGTTCCGCGAGAACATGATCGACGCCAAGTCGGGCGTTCGTTCCTCGCAGTTCCGTGTTAGCCCGGACAAGATGGGTAAAGGCTCCCGCCTGGAAGTTTCGTTCGACTACACCGGTAAGCAAGTGGTTGATACCTCTGGCCTGCCGATCCGTAGCGACGTGACCACCAACCTGTACTACTCCGAGCCGAACGGCGACGACAACCTGTTCTCCCGTACCAAAATGGGCGACATTCGCTGCGGCCTGGACCTGTTCGTCTCCTACGACGAGAAGGGCGAAAGCGAGCAACGTCGTTTCGGCGGTCGTCGCCGTCGTGGTCGTGATCTGGAATCTCCGTTCTGGCAAGCAGTGTTGAACATCAACTCTGTTGGCTCGGGCGACTTCCCGTACTCGCTGGAACTGGCGCAACTGCTGATCGCTCAGTCGGTGCAACAGTCCAACGATTACCGTTGGGCCACCATGCTGCGTCCGCGTAGCACCATGGCAGAAGGTCTGAAGCCTCTGATGTCGCTGGGCCATCTGTTCCTGATGAACCCGGACGAAGAAGCTGCATGCGTTGCCAAGGACATCGGTCCGAACATCAACGACAACGACCTGGCCGATTACCTCGACCTGACCGTCAAGCCGGACATCGCCTTCGGCATGACCGTTCCATCCTCGGGCGAGAAGTCCTGGGTACTGTCGATCTACGAGCGCATTGCGATCGCAGAGCCTGGCAGCGAGCTGGACGATCTGATCGACCTGCTGCACGCCTCGGCTGACGTGCTGACCGGCAACCGCTTCAGCGCGGCGCTGGAGAAGCGTAACCTGGGTAACGACTACCGTCCGGTGTACACCACCGGTAGCCGTGCTCTGCTGGGCACCTGGTTGGACGAGAACCAGAACCGTCGTGACGTCCGTGAATGGAACGTCCCTGCGTTGCTGGCTCGTGTTGGCGAGAAGAACCTGGATCTGGTATCGGACTTCCAGGCTACTTTCGAAGACACCCGTCGTTCGATCGAGTTCAACCTGGCTGAGCGTTACGCGATCCTGCGTAAAGTGGTTCCTGGTCTGCACGTTACCGGCACTGCCGAGCAACTGGCGTTCGACCTGGACTACCTGATCGCTCTGCAAGACGCGCTGGATGGTGCGAAGATGTCTCCGCACGTTTCGTCCAACGATGGTCTGTCGACTCGTCGCTCGATCGGTCACGATGGCTACAGCCGCTACGCTACCAGCGAAATCGGTCGTACCCGTCGCAACCGTAACGACGACAACGTCGACCGTCGCGGTCGTCGTCCGTACAACGGTGGCAACTACTACTAAGCAACACTAGTAGTAGGTTAATCTGAGCGGAGGGGGCAACCCCTCCGTCTCTATTTTTTATTTATGTCCCACCGGAGAGAAGTATGGAACTCATTACAGGCGATATTACAGAGCCCCGCTTCCGGTACATTGGACGTAAGGGGATCTATCCGGTCATCGTGGATTACGACGATCTGTTTCGCCGTTTGGGTACCGAGCCAGTGTTGGCAAACGACATTGACCTGTCGACGGAGGAAGGTCGAGTCCGGTTTAACCGTCTTGTGTACAGTAGTTACGATGGTGACGTGTTCTCTAACGTTCCCTCCTGCCCCTGCCGTGAGACAAAAGGTGGTCACCTGGTTCATCGCCGGTGTCCGAACTGTGGTTTTGAATGCCTACCCGTTACTGAACAGAGTATTGAACCTCTGGTCTGGGTGCGCGTACCGGAAGGAATCCCTGGGTTCCTCAACCTCACCGTTTATACGCAGCTGCGCAAGAAGCTGTTAAAGAATGGATTCTCTGCACTGGATTGGTTCTTGGACCCGTCTTATCAGGCCTTGAAAGAGGACTGTCCCGTTGAAGCTGTCGTTACCCGCATGGGTTTCAAACGTGGTCTAACCTCGTTCCATGACAACTTTGACGACATCGTTACTGCTTTATGCCGCACACGGACTTTCTTTGCCGATAAAGAAGGTAAGGAAATGCTGCGGTTTATCGAGTTTATCCGCAACAAAGTGTTCTGCCAATACCTGCCATTCCCGAGTAAGATCGGGTTCATTCTGGAAACCGTAGGGGAACGAATCTACGCAGACCCGAAGATGGCGCCTGCGTTAAACGCATTGCTGTCCATTGCGAACACTGAACGTGCCCGCAAACGTTCCATGGCCCAAGTAGAGTCCCGCGTGGCTCGATCTCTGGCTAACCTGACGATGTACTATCAGGAGAACGAAAAGAACAAGATCTTCCCGAAGAAGGGGATCTTCCGCAAACTGGCCTACGGGGTGGATCCGCACTGGACTTTCCGGACGGTGATCACTTCCAAACACACGCCGCATAACCACGAAGAACTCGACATTCCTTGGGGCACTGCGGTCTTAACGTTAAAACTTCACATTGCGAACAAATTACGTAGAGAAGGTTATACTCCCAACGAGATCTTCACCCTCATCTACGATAACGTTCTACGAACTCACCACAAGCTGGAGCGAATCTTCGATCAGCTGATCGCGGAAACACCTGGCGGCAAAGGGATACCGTGTACATTCACGCGATTCCCATCCCTGAAGCGTGGCTCTACTCAACGCTTCTACATCAGGACCATCAAGCGTGATCCTAACCAACTGAGTACCAGTATCTCGGTACTCTGCCTCAAGGCACCAAACGCCGACTTTGACGGCGACTACATGTCTGGTCAACTGGCGCTGGATAACTTCACAGCCCGCGCTTTCGATCGGATGGCACCTAGCACTGGTATCATGGACTTGGACGTACCGTTCCAGGTGAGCGACCATGCGATGATCCCGGCTCCGGTATTGTCAACCATCAATGCTAGACTCGAGGAAGGGGAAGATCATTCTGTTGAATTGGAGGGCTAACAATCATGGCGTACATTGTATCAGACGGTGACGCCGATGTGATACACGCATCGACACACGGGATGATGTCTCGCGCCGACCTGGAGTTCTTCCGGGATCGAGTGGACAGAGTCGCGCGTTCGGCGGGTAACTTTGCTTCACGTTACTTGACCCGAGCGAAAGAGGCGTTGGACAACTTCGACTTCAGCTCCATCCGCGATCGTGTGGAAGGTATGCGGGATCGATTCGGGAGACGCTGGGATGAAGACCGCATTCTTCCCCTGGTAAACCTGGCCGATTTCCAGAACGCCAAACCACGCAACCGAGCGGTCGTCATGTCGAACCCACGCTACCGAGCCTTGTGGTATAAAGGTCAGGCAGATGGGTACGATGGTCTGTACGAAGACGACGAACGCGACAGTATCGGTCGTGAGCACGACATGTACCGTGAAATCATGAACGGTGCACACGTCGAAGGGGAAGAGGGCGAAGATACTTTCGTCACCTACCTCGGAGTTGTGGACGAACACGGCGACGCCAAGTTCAACCAGAACGAGAAAGATACAGCTCGAGACATCTACAGAACTCTCGAAGAGATTCTGGACCGGGGCAAGCAAGACCCTGGCAGTCTCGTTCGCAAGACGTTGTAATGGACTGGGGAGCTTCGGCTCCCCTGACCCCTTTCTTTTTTTGTCATAATAGGATGTATTCAACGACTGAGGTAGATTCCTATGTCTACGAGCATCCTAGGTCTGGGCAAGGAAGGAGTCATCTCTGATATTGACATCAAGATCGACTACCTGATGTGCACTTTCTTCTTCGCAAAACACAGCCAATCGACCCTGTACCGTAACAGCATCACTTCCCTGGCCAAGATCATCCAACTCTACGGAGACGATGACCTGACCATTCCGGGAGAGATCCAAACGGAACTACAGAAGTTCCTGGCCAAATTCTTCTCCTCCGCTCAAGTGACAGTCGACGTCGAGAACGATGGCGATGATCCAGGCATCAACCTGAAAATTGAAGCGGTGGTGACAGATAGCACGCCTTCGGGTACCGTTAGCACAAGCATCGGTTACTCGTTGACGACTCGAGACTCCGCACTCAAGTCGATCGTGAACGTTAGTAATGGCACCATTGTATACACCTCGTAACCCAAAACCCCGCCTATTAAGGAAGTAACATGTCTCAAGTAGAAACCGCAGCACCGATCGCCTTCCCATCGACCACCGAAGAACTGCGTGCCTTCGTTGCCGGGACCATGACCGAAGTGCTGAACATCCCTGAAAACAAGGCCATCCAGGCTGAATCCCTGCTGGGCTTCCTGCTGGGCCTGGTTCAGGAACGTCGTGCCAAAGACGACCGTGCCCAGTTCCGTCCGGTGGTTGTATCCACCTACTACCGCGGCGCTGCTCGTGCCACCTGCGGCGTGAAGGAAGGCGAGTTCTTCGTCCAGTTCGAAGAAGAAGCCAAGGACGCCGATGGCAAGCTGGTTCTGGAAGCGCACGACGTCAATGGCGTGTCGATGACCCGTCCGGTCTGGAAAGCCATGCCGCTGGAAGCCGGTCCCCTGGAAATGCTGACCAAGCTGGTTCTGTCCCAGCCAGTACAGCCAGGCCAGGTCTTCTACGTTACCACCGCAGCTGGCATCGAAGCGCACATGGAAGCCATGACCGACATGTTCCAGGCTACCGACGCCACGCGCACCAAGCTGGACGGCGCCAGCAAAGAAGAACTGTTGGCCTCGGGTGAAGCGCAAGCCTTCGCCGAAGCTCAGTAATTCGGCCGTAACAATCACAGCTGGAGGGTGAAAACCCTCCAGCTTGACAAGGATTTTTTTATGACGCCTCAAGATCAAGCCAACCACACCTACCATGAAATCGTACGTCGGGGCCTGGAAGGCTTCGACAGTGCGGTAGAAGCCATCAACGCCGGTAGCTCTGCTCGTGTGCGTAACGTGCGGGAGAAGTACTTCCAGGCTGTCATACTGCCTATTCTCCGCAAGCGTGTGCGTAACGAAGTCTGCGAAGACCTGGGCGTCTGGTTGAACACGGCTGATGGCCTGCACAACCCGATGAACATCGTGGACGATTCCGGCGCCCTGCTGTTTGTCTGCCCACCTGCCTTCATCGACCAGCAGCTTAACACAAAGCCGCCTGAGGGCCGTTTCACTACAACCCACCACGTAGTGCAGCAGCAAGCCGATATGATCGCCAACGGCGACATGCGCGGTATCATGGCTATCGAGGAAGGTATCTTTGAGGCCCACAAACCTCAGACCGAAATGCATCATCGCGCTGATGCGATTATGTTGTTGGTAGATATTTACAAGTTCTACCAGATACCTATGGAAGAACTGCTCGGACCTCAAGCCAACGAGATCCTGGCATTGGCCAACAAGCGCGATTCCACGAAAGTCGCTTTGCCCACCCCGCAACAAGAAGAGATCCATGACGAACCCTCAGACGATGACCTCATCTACTGAGACTCGCATCCTCCGCGTTAAGCTCAACGGTATAACCGCCGCCATCCGTCAAATAGATGAAGGTTATACCGTGGCACTTATCAGCGACGTCCATTTGGGACATGGACGAGTCCACGCCACTAAAGTGATCAAAACCCTCAACACAATGTTCCCAGAGTCTCGGTTAGCCGGGATTGACATGGTGATGATCACAGGCGACCTGTTTGATAAACGATTGACCTACGACAGTGACGATGCGTTGCTGATCACCCGGTGGATCGAGATCTTCCTCCGCCTCTGCGCCAGACACAATGTCGCTGTGCGGATTCTGGAAGGTACGCCTAGCCACGACAACAAACAGTCGCGTTGGCTGCCATTGATTAACGAAGTGTCGAACATCAACCTCGACATCAAGTATTACGGCACGCTGGCGATTGATGAGTTGTACGAAGGAGGGCCTCTGGCGCTGTACGTGCCGGACGAAGTAAACCACGACGCCAGTGTTACCTGGATGCAGGTAAACGAGCTCCTGCGTCAACGTGGAGTCTCTCAGGTGCATTACGCGTTCATGCACGGCATGTTCACGTACCAAGAGCCAATCCGAACCGTAGTCAGCCATAACGTCGACAACTATCACTCGATCGTGACCGAGCGGATCTACATCGGACACCACCACACCCACACCACCTGTGGGCGCATTACCGTACCGGGCTCCCCTGAGCGTTTGCGGCATAACGAGGAGGAGGACAAAGGCCACCTCCAGTTTACCATCGCAAAAGATTGGACCTGCCACAACGAACTCTTCATTATTAACGAAGATGCGACGATCTTCTCGACCTTTGACCTTAAAGGCGTGCAGATCAAGGCAGCGTACAAGTTCCTTGAAAGTCACGAGCATCTCCCGCAGGGTAGCCATATCCGCCTGGAGATCAGTCGTGAAGATCCTGCGTATGCAGCCTTGGCTGAGATCAAAGCCAGGTTCCCTCAGTTCAACATCACGACCAAAGTGGTGGAAGCTGATGCCTATACGCCAGACACCACTGATCTGATCGAACGGCCAGTCATCACGGCTATCCGTCCGGACACGATCAACGACCTCCTGTGGTCGCGTGTGAAAGATGTAGAGAAACCTGTCCTTGATTGTATCCAACGAATCCTTGCGGAGGCTGCATGAAGAATATCCCACGTCTGTATACCCTCAGACAACTGATCGCTACCACGGCGGGTGAGGAAGGCACTCGTGTCCTCATCAACAACCAGTGGGTCCCAGCCCGCCCTATGGGGTACGGTGGGATCGTTCGTCGCTTCAAGCTAGCCTGGAAGGTCTTCACGGGCAAAGCTGACGCGGTCACCTGGCCGGGTAACCAATGATCGCTCCTGGAGTGACATCATGTCCTTAGAATCCGTCTCACGGGACCTCTTGACCAATCGAGCGGTTGGTCAGTTTCCCCTCTCCATCGCTACCTCCCTGGCCATTGAATCGCTGATCGGTATCTTCCCAGACGCCCCCAGCGAACATCCGCCTATTCGGGACCACGATTCCCTCTGGGTTAATATGCGGACACTGATCCGTAACCTGTTGGGATCGCTCAAAACCGAGGACCGCAAACACCTGACCGAGCATACCGTTGCCGAATACATCGTCAATGAGATGCGTACCATCGAGACGGTTTGCGTGGAGCATGGCGATGGACGGTTTGAAGTTGCCTTCTATAAGTGCAGCTACACAGACCTGTCCTACAGCTACAACAAGTCCATCCTCAAGGTTCCGTCCACCCCAGGTCAGAAGTTGTCCTGGGCATTTGAGGAGAACGTCCTCAAGGTAATCGACGAAGAATACCAGGGCCATATCCCGTACTTGACCTTGACCCGGAAGTTTCCAGAAGTCCATTCAAGGGTGCTGTTGATTTCCCACTATCCTGTGGATCTCCTACAGCGGTACAAGTTCGACAACCTCGCCTTGCTGGAAACCCACACAGGCGCCGTTAAGCCGCCGAACATGTGGAACACCAAGCTGAAGGACGGTCGAGAGCTGGAGCGCATCCCGTTTGATCGTATGACGTTACAGATGTTCGGTGACGGCATCACCTTCTCCCCGATGAATCTCAAGGTTCGTCAGAAGCTGGTGGAAATCGCCGAGAAGAACAAATGGACTCCGTTAACAACCAAGGAGTTCGTCATCTATTGTGTGGAACAGAACCGAGATCCGGCGCTTGAATCGCTGGTCAAAGATCTTTACCGCATTTAATTTTACTGTCCGTACAAATCAGTTGCACGTACGACCCTCCACTTTACAGAGAAGTATCAATGTCCAACGGAAATGAGAAAGCCCGCCGCGATCCGATGTGCCTGGATGATAGCAAACTGCGCCTGTACGGTACCCCTATCCAGGACGGTGCCTACCCTCCAAGCCTTCGCATCAAGCTGATTGAAAACAATCCTTGTCTGGAAGTCGACCTCGGCATGAAAACCGAGAAAGGCTACCCGATGAAGATCGAGGGCCCGATGGATCCGCAGCAGTTCAACACCCTGTTGATCCTGCTCGAGAAAGTGGCGGCTTACCCGAACGCGATTTCGTTCGAAATGGAAAACTGGGGTCACCCGTTCATCTGGGACCGCGACCAGGGCAAATCCATTCGCTCCAAAGACCGCGTCATCATTTCGAAGACCCAGGTCCAGAAGCGCGAAGATGGCGTTGTTACCATCGCACTGGCAGCCAAGAAGATGCAACTCGTCGAGTTCGTATTCCAGCCTGGCGAATTCCACCCGATCACTCAAGGCGGCCAGCCGGCTCCTCTGAAGATCACCTCGCCTGTTGCAGCGGCCGGTTGGGCCAAAGCGATCAGCGACATCTACAACACCAACTTCGCCATCAACTGGAAAGAACCTGAGTTCCAGAAGAAGAAACGTCTTGAGCGCATGCAGAATGCTCAGAACGGTGGCGGGCAGCGTCAAGGTGGTGGCGGTAACAACTACAACCGTAACGGCAATGGGGGCGGCGGTGGTAACAACTACAACGGCGGTCAACAGCAGCAACAACGTCCAGCTCCAGCTCCGGCGCCAGCGTCCGACAGCTTCGACGACGACATTCCGTTCTAACGGATATAGCCAGTAAACCAAGGTATCTCGGACTAAGGTACAGGTCCCTCTGGGGCCTGTATCGAGGAATTTATGCCGTTCATGATAAAACTTTACAATGCTACATTATACTAGTGACCACTCACCTAGGAGTCCGTGATGGAATTTAAAATCTCTACCTACACCGAACGAAGTTTCTCCGCAGTCTCCCTGACTCGGGAACCCGGTACGGAAGGCGAGCTGTTCTTCCCAACCGGAGGATACTCTACTGCCCGTCCAAACGCTTCCGTTCGTGAAGATGATGAGATTGGGAGCCATCTGGACATGTTCGCGGAGATCAACCAGTTTCTCCAGAAGTACTTGTCCGAAGATCAGAAGGACCAGCTGTTCGCACACTACGAGAAGCTGGAAGGTATCTTTACTCAGTCCAACCCGAAAGACTGCAACATCGACGACTTGACGCGAGCCATCATGCGGGAAGTCAACGGTATCTACAATATCGTGAAGTTCGATCAGTTGCGTGAATTCATCGTCACCAATCCGAAGATCCGCTTGCCGCAAGAGCTGTCTGACGATTACGTGACTGAAGACAAGATCACCCCAACCTACAAGTCCCTGACCTACCGCCTCCAGGAATACATCGATCTGGTAGCCGGTGCGTTGGGACTCCGACTGATGATCCCAATCTGGGGTTTCTATCTGCCGATAGCAGGCAAAGAGTCAAACATCAACATGAAGGAGTTCACCTCCTACCAGTTGATCATGAACAGCAAGTTCTACAAGTCCACAGTGTTCTCTCGCTTGGATGTGTACGTACGGGCTAATCTCAAAGAAACCACCTACGACATCACTGCGGCACTGAACTTCATGTCGTCGGAAGAAATCCCGACGTACCTGTTGGCATTGGCCGTAATCCGTAAACTGTCGATTGCTCCACTCTCTATTGAGCGTGAGCGCGATCACCTGATGAAGATCTTGTACAACTATATCGATGGCCGGTTTGACCGCATGGCTACCGAGTTCAAACAGCAAGTCGCCGAGAAGAAGAGCGGTGCTGGGCCAGTTGAGGATAACTCCTCTGTCTGGTCGATGTACAAGATGAAGGAAGCGATCACAGCCGGTGAGCTTACGCTGATCCAGCTGTACGTGAACGAGTATCACACTTGCGCGGCCGCAATCGATCCGAACTACATGCCGGACCGCTTGGCAGCTTCCATTGCGCACATCGCCACCATTGAAGACTTCAACCCAACACGAGCCCAGAAAGGCTTGGCTGCTTGGATCATGTCTACTGTTATCGCCGGTGTGGTGATTGACATGTTCGACATGGAAACCTTGAAGAACAACATGGCTATCGCGCAGACGATTCTCTGGGAATGGGGATTCCTGGATCTGGCCATCATGCTGACTGCCCGAAAGGACGTATCAGCGATCACCACTGAACTCAGCAAGGCTAAGGTTAGCCAAAGTCATCGTGACGTGTTGGACGTAATCAACCCGTACATGATGCCTGACCCAAAACGTGATGACCAACTCTTCATTGCCAACTCGGCAGTGCGTGGTATCGAAGAGATCATCAAGGAGTTCATGCGATCCGATTGGTTCATCGACTGCCCGAAACAGCTGGCTGTAGAATACAACCGCGCTGATCTTTCCGAATATCTGGACATCTCGCCTAGCGTCCGCAATCGCCTGGCAGAAATCCTGATTCGTCTGAATGATCACGTTCGCTAATTAAGTAAGGAGTGGGAAAATATCATGACAATGCGTCTATTGAAGTTGAGTGTGGTGGAAACAGACGGCGCCGTTCAAGGCGTGATCCGTCCGTTCGACACCGACATCAAACAATCAGACATCGACCGCGTTGTGAACTTGACCGATGATGGTCAGAGCCTCAGTGCGGACCGTCTGGCCAGAGCGATCTCCAGCGGCGACGGGATGATCGTTCCGTCTATTGATTTCAAGATCGACTCGAAGATCGAGAACGGTTGGGGCGAACGTCGCCTGATGTTTGCAATGGTGGTAGAGATTGCCACCAGCCGTACCTCCAGCCACTACGAGTACATCGTAGGTTACACTGACCATTCCGGTTACAGTAACCTCGGTGGCCGGGCGAAGTTTGACCCGGACATGAAAATGTTCTTCAACTCGATCACTCGAGTCCACATGACGGCAGCCACTTACCGTGGAGGTAGTCAGATCTGGCAGCCGTCTATCAAGGCGCACGATCAGATCCTTAACCGGTCAGCAATCAATGGCGAACGTCGCCGTACAGACCTGACTCCAGTAACCCTGCGTCCTACCGACTTGTTCAACCGCAAAGGTTCCGAATCCGCATTCGGTGCCCACCTGCGTTCGAGCGGTTCCGTCGGTATGAACACCACCGGTTCCTTCAGCTCCCAGCTGCGGGCATCGACCCGTGAGAACAACGACCCATCCCGTTTCCTGTCCCGAGCGTTGACTGCACACTCCCGAGCAACTGCCGCTCATGGCCGTGGTGATCTGGATGGTGACGACGACGATCTGGTAATGGCAAACGCCTCCGACGCGGCAGCTGAGACCTGTCTGGACGTGGATCCGTACCTGGAAGAATTGCGTCGTGTCAGCGGTATCATGGATTCCGGCTACATCACCTTCGGTGAGCTCATGGAGTTGAATCCTGAGTTTGACGAAGACGAGCAGCTGCCATTCACGCCGTATGAAATGCGCAAAACGTCCATCAATCTGTCCGAAGCCCGTTCCTGGAACTCGGACTCCCCTGAATGCCTGGCAGCCACCATTGTTGCCCAGAGCCTTCCGGTGGTGATGATCAACGCCATGTACTCGAAGGTTGATAACCTCATCCTGAACACTCGTGCCCGCATGGGCGAGCCTCGTGTACTGGCCGGTCGTTGTACCCCGTTCGTTCCTGGATTGGAAGCGACCTCCACGCTGGAGTATTTCGAATCCACAGTGGAATCGGTGATCCTCCAAGCCATCAGTCATGGTGGCATGATGGACATCGACTGCACCATCAACGCCAACATTGACCAGGATATCGAAATCTGGATCAGTCTTGACGGTGGTGAGGAACACTACTTCCCATTCTTCAGTGCCGCGGACAGTCTGACTGCCCCGACCCTGAGTGACTCTATCCAAACAGTTGATCTGTTGTCCGAGGACATCGTGAGACTGGCCGAAGGTGTCCGCCATAATCGGGATGGCCGTCGTCCTACTCACGTTACCGAGAATCGTGGCATCAGCCTCAGCACTGACTTGTCGGACGCCCGCGATGACCGCGATCGTTCCCGCAGCCGTAATGGCCGTCCGGCCTGGTAACTAGGAGTAAACCATGTCAAAGCAAGAAGCGGTACTGGAGTTTAGCGCAAACGTTCTAAAGGACGTCGGCGTATTCGACGCCAGCGGTGAAGGGTTCCTGTCGTATCTGGCAGGTGATCTCCCGAAGCCAGTCACCATTGGCCCTAAACGTCTCTGCCTGCCAGTCCGCGCCATTCTGGATGACGGACAGTGGGATCAGCGCATCGCGTTTGCTCCCTTGGCTGAGCAGATCAGTCAGGGTCCAAGCCCTGTACTGAATGCGTTCAAGGAATTCGTTCAGCTGCGTCTGAAAGAAACCTTCAAGGCGGTGATCCTGTCCTTGATGGAATTGGCCATTGACCAGAAACGTCACAAAGGCCTCAAGGCTGATGCGGCGAAGTTCCTGCAACTGCTGGTCGAAGCTGACCAGAAGACCATGGACACACTGGTTCGTGTTCTGAACGCGGTCGGCACGGCGCCTGAGAAACGCCTGGTCTCGCTGTTCCTCAAGAATGGCGGTGAAGGTGGTGCACTTCGCAGCTGCGTGGTTTCCTTCCCAATCATGGAAGACGCCCCAGCTGAAGACACCACCACCTTCTTCGGCGTGAAGATGGCCCGCAAGACCAAAGACAAGCACCTGATCGTCAACCTGCTGGAATACGTCCTGGGTAACGAAGAAGAGCGTAAGGCATTCACCAAGTCGTCTAACGATGGCGAGGCGCCTTACTTCCATTCGCTGCTCCTGTCCTTCCACGCAATGGCCACTCACCTGAACAAACTGATTGATCGTCACAAGGCGGGCTGCTCCCACCTCGACGGTCTGCGGTTTGAACTGGCGTGGACTGAGCAGCTGGTCGATTTCACCAACTTCGCCCACACCCACGGTCGTGTCATTCCGGTACTACCGGGTAACCGTGGCAAAGAGCGTGAAGAAGCGATCAAGAAAGAAGCGCTGGAACTCAGTGCTGATGACCTGGGTCTGGCTGAAGAAGATCGGCCACGTCGTAACAGCGACGAGCGCGATCGTGAACGCAACCGTCGTGACGAACCTGAGCGCGAGCGTAGCTGGCGTGATAGCCGTCGTGAAGAACCGGAAGATCGTGGCAGTCGCCGGGATCGGGACTACGACCGTGAAGAACCTCGGGTAGAAATTAGCCGGGATGATAGCGGTGGTCGTTCTCTGAGTGACATCCTGGGTCGTGCAGGGCGTGGGCGTGACGACGATCGTGAAGAACGTGGTCGCAGTCGTGACCGAGATGGCGGACGTGACGGTGGCCGTAATAGCCGTTACACCAGCCGTCGTGGCGGCCGTGCCTGGTAATCAGGTAGCGGCATAAATAGAGGAGGGGTCAAACCCTCCTCTATCCTTTTCTTTTTTGTACTAGATACGGGTGCGATAGACTTGTTTGAGCTGACCGAGAAACTGCTGATCTGGGATCAATAGTTTGGTGGTGTGTTCGTCGAAGTCCTGCGGACCGTTGAGGTCATTGAGACGAATAATGACCAAGTGGTCCTCAATGGCTACTTTTTGATCGAGTAAGAACGATGTCAGGTCGTAACGGAACAGGTATCCCGTTTCCACTGGTATCGTCAAGAGGGTTGTGGACCGGTCATTCCTGATCGATGGAATGATGGACTCTACGAACGCTTTGTATTCGTCCGAGAGCACAAAGGCTGCCGGGACTGAGATCATTGCGTTATCTAGACTACTGGCCATGAATACTCCTTTAAATTGCAGACATACATTATCAGATTGAACCTCATTCACTGAAAGCAGTAGGAGCTAGTGATGGATTTGCCACCAGAGTTGCCGCATAACGAAATCCCGATCGAAATGGTCCCCGTGAGCGGCTCTAACCCCTACTTCCCCTACGTGTCCGCAGCACGACAGGTGATGTACACCGGTAACCGCACTCAAGAATTGTCCGTGGTAGGACGCACGCGTAAACGCCAACGGTCTGCGCTTGAGAAAGAACTGGCCAAAGCCACCTTCCGCCATCAGTTCGATGTGGATGCGACGGTATTGGCTGTAATCCCACGATTTAAGAACGACGGTATCCACGGCGATTTCAAGATCAATCCGCTGGATGTCGTAATCTTCGAGAACTACGAGAGTGGTCAGCTGGATGTACTTGAGCTGTCCAAATTTCATGTAATGCACCAGCACTACGGTTTCCGCTTTGCGGAGAACGAAGACGCGATGGATAAGTTGCGCAACACCAATAAGCCAAACTTCGAGGCTGGTACGGTGTTGATGCGCAGTCCTAACGTCACCGACGACGGCGACTACATGCCTGGGCTGGAAACCAACGTGATCCTGATCACCGATCCGGCGGTAACGGAGGATGCGCTGGTATATAGCGAATCCTACGCCCAGCGTATCCGGACGACTGGTTACGAAAGTCGGACGTTTGGCTTTGGTCGGACTCATTATCCGATCAACTCCTACGGCACCACCACGGAATGCAAGATCTTGCCAGATGTAGGCGATAAGATCCATTCCAACGGTCTGCTGTGCGCCATGCGTCCATACGATCCGATTCTGGATGCCGTATACATGTCGGCGAAGAAGTTGCTGAAACCCGTTTACGGGATGGATACGCCGGTGTATGGCGTACCTGATGCGGTGGTAGTTGACATCCGTGTGGTGCGTAACGAATCGGTACGTGATCGCCGACTGCCAGAAGAGTTGGTGAAACAGCTCGACCGGTACTACCAGGCTGACAAGCGGTATTACAAGGAAATCATCAAGACTGCACTGAAACGTTCGGGCAAATACATGACCGCCCGTCCGAATCTGTCGATGCGTTTGAATGCGCTGCTGTACGAAGCTTTCGCATTCGTGGGCAAAGACCTGCTGGACGATGACCTGTGGCCGTACGACAACTCCGCTGCCCTGGAAGTGAATCGCCGCTACCGTGGTGAAACACTCGACGAGTATCGGGTTGAAGTTACGTACGAATACCTGGCTCAGGTAAAGGAAGGCTCCAAAGGTACCGGCATGCACGGTAACAAAGGGGTATCCGGTGAAGTACGTCCTGATGCTGACATGCCAATCGATGAGAACGGCAACCGCGCTGAAGTCATGGCGCTGTGTACCTCTGTCGGTAACCGGATGAACCCTGGGTTGATCCATGAGCAGTATGTGGGTGCCGCCGGGCGGGACGTGATCAAACGTATCCGTCGAGCATTCGGCATGCCAGACATGGGCGTCATTCGCATGGATGACATCAACGACGCGGTGTTCGATGATCGCAACGCAGCCTTGGCTGACGAGCAGTTCGAGTACCTGATGGGTTGGTACAAGATCGTAGCGCCGAACGAGAACTTCAAGGCGTTGAGCAAACCACACGTCAGGAGCACTGACCGTTGGTTGCGTCACTTGGCCCAAGTCATCAAAGATGGCGACGAGCCATGGGGCACTTACTTCAACCTGCCATCCACTTCCGGCGTCCGTATGGACAAGGTGCTGGAACAGCTGGAAACTGGTCCATACGCTCCAGAGATCACTCGGGTTACTTACCGGGATCACGGCGGCAACATGGTCACCACCAAAGAACCTATCCTGATCGGGCCGAACTACTACCTGATCCTGGAAAAGACTGCGACCGACTGGTCGGGTGTAAGTTCCTCCAAGACCAGCCACTTCGGTACCACTGCCCGTCTCACCAACGCGGACAAGTACTCGTCGCCTGGCCGTCAGACCGTAACCCGGTCTATGGACGAATCGACCGTACGGAACATGGCTCATGCAATGGGGGCGGAAATCATCGCCGACATCATGGACCTGAACAACAACCCAACCGCACACAAAGAGGTTTGCTACAACATCCTCACGGCTGAACAGCCAACGAACATCGAACGCGTCATCGATCGAGAGAAGTTCAAGCTCGGTGGTCACCGCCCATTGGCGTTTGCGATCCACCAGTTGATCGTTTCCGGCAAGAACATCTCCCGCGACTAAGCGGGAGTACCATTCACCAAGGAGTTATCGAATGCGTCAGTTCCATGTACGTCATTTCTTCGAGACACCACGCTCGCAGTGGAAATGCGAATACAACGAACGTTTCATGCTGGAGTTCGATGATGGTACCAACGAGGTTGTAACGACTGCTCGGATGGAGGTCAGTAAAATGCTCTGGCTTCCGCACGAGCAGTACACCCAACTTCCGCTACTCAGTCGCCACGTTATCCCGAAAGGATCTCTCCCTAACAAGAAGATCCAGGATCTCCTGTCAGCGGTTGCCCGCGACATGCAGGAAATCTACGGTACGGGTAACTACAACCGTGAAGAGCTTTGGTACTGGATCTACAAGGCTGAAGAACGTTTGTTCAACACCGCGATCGTGGACTATTCCGAATACGTTCGGAGTGTGAACTCCATCCACTATCTGCGGCTCTACAACCACCCACCGATCAAAGAGGCGCGTGAGGGCATCAAGAAGAACGATGCTTCCATTGCGAAAGGTCAGAAGTTGCTGGAGGAAATCCTCCTCAACGACATGTCGATCAGTCGGAACCCGGTAGTCAGTGACTTGCGCTGCGGGATCATGAAGATGGAGCAGTTGCTCCAGATCATCGGCGTACGGGGTGCAAACACCGACATCGATGACTTCATCTATAAGACGCCTATCATGGGCAACTACTTTGCGGGTATCCATGACCCAGCAGAAGCCATGATGGAATCGACGCTGGCCGGTAAGTCCATCATCTTTACGGGCGCTCCGTTGGAACAGACGGAATACGCCAACCGTAAGTTGCAGTTCACCTCGCAGCGGGTGGATCTGTTGGTGATGGGCGACTGTGGCAGTACGTACCTGTCGGAGATCGAAGTCACGAACGAGCGGTTCAAGTCCATGTTGGGCTTGTACTTCCGTGACCCGATGCATGGCCGCATGCGACCGCTACAACAGTCCGACAAGAAGTTGATCGACCAGAAGCTGGAATTCCGGATCGCATTCAACTGCCGTCATCGTCACATGAGCTGCGTTTGCTCGGTGTGTTATGGCGACCTGGCGTACAACGTTCCTTACGGGGCCAACATCGGTCACATCGCGTCCACCAAGACGCAGTCCGAGGTATCCCAACGGGTACTGAAGGTTAAGCACTCGGAATCCTCCACGGTATCCGAAGCGATCACCATCAACGCTGATGAGCGGGAATTCATCCTTCCCGGTAAAGAACTCAATCAGATCACCCTCAACCCACGTCTGAAGGAGAAGGGAATCAAGATGCTCCTGCGTAGCACGCCAAAGAATCGTGCAGCGAACGCATCGAAACTCCCGATCCTCAAGAAGGCGGATGTCCAAGAAGGCATGTCGGCGGCGAAGCATTCCCAATTCCGGGATGTCACCTTCGAGGTTCCTTCCACTACCAAGCGTCCAATGCGTTTCCACGTATCGGTCAGCCGTGGTGCACGGATGTCCTACCTGACCAATGAATTCCTGCGTTGGTTCTTGAAGAAAGGGTTCAGTATCCAGGACGATGCGATGTATCACATCGACTTGAGTGACTGGGACTTCACCAAGCCGGTCTTTGAACTGCCGAACAAACACGTCAGCATGAAGGACTTCGCAGCCGAAGTTGAAGTGTTTATCCGGTCCACCCACGATGACTCATCCCGCCACTTGGGACAACTCCGTCAGCTCCGGCAGTACACGGACCCAGTGGAAGCGCTCCTGGATCTGCATTCGTTGATTCAGCCAAAGGTACATGTTCACTTTACACATTTGGCAGTTGTTATGTTGGCGCTTATGGTGCCTGCCGTCGGTACTGGGCATTACAAAATCCCAGAGGTAGGTCAGCCTATCCGCTTCGCTAAATACGACGAGGTCATCAACGGTGGCTCTCTGGGTGCGTTGTTTGCATACCAGGGTGGTGCTGAACAGCTGACCAAAGTTGGACAGTACTTGAACACTGATCGGCCTCAGCATCTGCTCGATCCACTGATTCTGCCGCTGTAGGTAGTAGGGCGGGGAAACCCGCCTTCTCCCTCTGGCAGCGTCAGGGGGAACTACAGGTGCCCAGGTGAAAGGGATGATAGATGAAGATCGATGTATATAGTCATTGCTTCATGATCACAGAGCCGAGCTTTCTCCACAAGAAGGTGATTGATTCCTTCTGCCGGGGACTGGTTCAGTTCGAGATGGTGATTACCGAAGGAGTGAAGTCCTACCGGGCGGCTAAAGTATTTGCTTCGGCGGACATCGGCCGGAACTACTATCGCTTACACATTAACGCACTTCAACCGTTCTTGGACCACGTCTCGTACAATCAGATCAGAGAATCTGAATACGTGATCCACAGACACTCGTTCGCCGTGGAAGAGCGGCATCGGGTAAAGTTCAAAGTAAAGGATCTTCCTGACCCAAGGGATCCACAACCCAAGATCATCGACCACATTCTGGCCGACGGCCCGAACAAGATCGTTACACTCCAGACCGGTAAAGGGAAGACCTTCTTAACGAAGTACTCCATGAACCAACTGGGGCTGCGGTCTTGCTTCTTCATGAAGGGTGGGTTTATCGATCGCTGGGTACCTGACATGGAAGAGTCTTTCCATTTCAAGGGCGGTGAGCTGTTGGTCGTACGCGGTGGTAAATCGCTGTCGGCTGTCATGCACATGGCTATCGATGGAGAGCTTGGTCCTGCCAAGTGTATCTTCATCTCCATCAACACGTATTCGGCGTACATCAAGGACTTCGAAGAGCACGGCGTGACGGAAACCTATCCGATTGCACCTGGCGAATTCTTCAGTCGTCTGAACATCGGGATGGCAGCACTCGATGAGGGTCACCAAAACCCCCATCAGGTAATGAAGCTGTTTTGCTACACCCATATCCCAAAATTCGTCACCCTGTCGGCAACCCTGGATACCATGGATGCCTTCATGACGAAGATGTACGAACTGATGTATCCCCGCAATGAGCGCTTTAACGGCGACTATTACGACGTGTACATCAAGGTGTGCGCTATCAAGTACCAACTGAACAGGCCTAAGAACCTGCGATGGAAGGGATTTGGTGGAGCTTACAACCACACCGCGTACGAAGCCTCCATGATGACTGCCAAGAATCGGGTGGAACTAAAGAACTACCTGGATCTCATCACTTGGTGCGTGGACGACAAGTTTGTCAAGATCATGGAGAAAGGTCAGAAGATGTTGGTCTTCTGTGGTACGGTTAAGTTCTGTACGTTGGTGCAGAAGTACCTCCAGAAGAAGTTCCCGAACCTCGTGATCGGGCGCTACGTCTCTGGCGACAAGATGTCCGTGTTTGATGACTCCGATATCGTGGTTAGTACTGTACTCTCCGCAGGTACTGCGGTAGACATCAAGAACCTACGCGTCGGTCTGATGACCACGGCGATCAACTCCCAGCAGTCGAACGAACAAACCCTGGGCCGTACACGTCGACTGAAAGGTTGGCCGGACGTTACCCCAGAGTTCCTATACTTCGTCTGCACTTCGATCGATAAACACGTCAGATACCATGACGCAAAGATCGAAGCATTCAAATCCAAGGTCTTGTACCACGGTGTGGAGCAAGCACCGATTAGTGTGTAACGCAAGGGCCGGAGGTGATTCTCCGGCTTTATGCCCCATCCTGCAAAAGGAATCAATACATGACTAACTTAATCCTGCGTCTTTATAAAGAAATCCCTAACGTCGACGAACCTGCTGAAGAGCGGGTGGAAGTCAACCTCCAAGGAGGTAGCCAAGAGATCGGTAAAGGTCTTGGGTATCTGGTCGGCTATGCCGAGGGTATGCTGACCTTCCTGACCGAACCCGGTGATTACGTTCCGATCGAGGTCGAGAACTATGACGCCCTCGACGAGTACGAGAAAATGCGTGCCCGTGAACTGATCGTACTGATGAAGAACTTCTACACCGGTCCGGATGTTGAGAAGCTCTCTCCGTTGAATATCCACATGAAACTTGAACTAGACGGATCTCCACCACGGGTGTTGATCTACGCTATCCAAGACAGCAATAAGGACTAACGTCATGTCCACTGAACCAGTACGCGATATGGCACTTGAGAAGTACCTGAACAAGTGTGACCTCACCTTGACCGGATACATCCATCAATTCCGTCGCGACGCAGTTGAGTTCTCAGACCAACGGCAATACCTTGAGATGGCAGCTTGGGCGCTGAATCTCTTCCAGTCTTCAACCGATCTAGAGAAGCGTGCGCTACTCAACGTCACTAAAACGACTGGCGGTCTGGTGAGTTTACGTTCCACCTACCGCTTTACAGACACAGAGGTGAGCGAACCCTTCGCTACCCTGGAGTTTGATCCACGTCCTACCACGATGGTACGCACCTTTAGCGATATGGGGCGCCCACACGCTCTCTCAGACGCGTTGATTGATCGCAGTCATCTGAGCCTGACTTACCTACTACGACCCGTACGTAACCTCGTAAGAGGTCTGCGTGGTAAAGGTTGGAAAGTCTACGCGGACGCAATAGCCGGTGACAAGGTTATCACTGGCCTAACTGACGGTAGTGTTGCTCTGTACGTCATCGTCGATCTAGCACAACTCGAAGCCGATACCGCTGCCATCAAGGAATTCCACGCCAACAAGGAAACCTCCGATGAGCGAAGTGATTGATTCCGATGGATTCATCATCGTCAATCTAGAAGAAGGGGAGAGTTTCGAAGTACTCATCGAAGTAGCCAAGAAACACCCCAACCGTCAAGTGGCCGTCTCCATCGGCAAGCGGATCACCGCTGAAACGCTGATGAAGGCGGCTGCTGAACACATGCCTCCACGCACAGAGGACTTGAACGACCTCCTGATGTTTCAGACGTCCAGCCGAGTCAAAGCTACTAACGACTTCTGGATTCGTGGCGAAAGTCGCGATCCTACCCGCACCACCTCAGGCCTCCCATATCGGAGAGGCAAAGGTAGATCCCGTTAATCATTCCGTCTAAGGAACGCATCATGGCCCGTGAAGTATTACAACGCATTGTCGTTAACGATCGTCCAACTGTATTTCGACTAGCCGCCGCTGACATCTATCGTCCTGAGCGCAATAAGAAGCGTCTCGCCGGACGCGTCGACCCAACTCAAGTGGCGGTCACCCGGTTCCACTACCTGTTCGCCAAGTATGGACCTGTGGTAGTTGCCAAGAATCACCTCGGCGTCGATCTAAGGATCACTACCATTGAGGACCTGGAAGCAAATCCTCAATGGCTTGAAAACAATGCACACTTTCGCAGTGCGAGAGTGAAACCACAGACCCTAAAAACCAAAGGTGGTTACGTCGGCAGTAACATCGTCCTACTGGTCAATAAAGACGGTCCTATATTCATGGGAGCGGCCGCTGACTACATGACCGACTTCATGGGGGCGTTCTTCTACGTCCACGACCACTTCCCAGGTGCGACAGAGGCCAATCTTCGCGATCCTAACATGTGGGCTATGTGGTTGGGTATGTTTACAGTAGGTTTCGCGAAAACTGGTCCAACCCTGGTGTTTGAGATGCGTGACCATATCCAGAGTCTTGATAAGACCATGGCTTCTTGGTACCCACGACGTTAACAGCATACAGCCAGGGCTTCCATGCCCTGGCTGTATGCCTTTCTTTTTTTTGTTACTGGCCGTTGCTGTAGTAGAGGAAGAAGTTCTGGCGCTCGTTCTCGTTCGGCAGGTGACGCAGAACGATTTCGAGGTTGTGGCTCAGCTTCGCAGCACGGTTGCCCGGCTCACGAGTAGAGATGACCACGGTCAGCAGGTCTTCGAACAGTTGCAGCTGGGATTTGCCCAGTGCGATCTGCGACCAGCCACGACGCGCTTTGTACGGGTCGAACAGGGTGGAGTAGTTTTCGTTCACGAAGTCGAGGATGATGTTCCAACCTTCGACGAATTCGTTGAACTCGCGCTTGGTGACGTCGCGGATCGCTTTGTAGAGCATGGTCTGGCAAGCGCCGGCAGTTTCTTCGGTCTGCGTGCCTGGGTTCTTGGTGATCCCAGTTTTGTATTCGTCAAGCTTGGCGCGGAGGATAGAGTTATCCATGGAAACCTCATCGGGTTGATCTGGCATCTCCTGAAGGAGACGTTCTTCGCTGTAAGACTCGCTGATGCCCAAGCGATTGCGGTACTGGGACATCAGTTGTTCGCAACTGAACTGGGTTTCGATGTGGCCCAGCAGTGCAGCACGGATTTCGCGGAAGGTCAGGTGACCCACTTGTTTCTGGTCCCGCTGCCGATCCTTGACCAACACGCCGGCTACGGTACATTCAGGAACAGATCCGTTACATACATATTCGCGGAACGCTTCGATGGTCCAGCTGACCGGAACCTTGTAGCGAGCGTAGGCTTCTTCCCAAACGACGGAGAGGTCCGTGTGTGGTTCGAGAACCAGACGATCCTCGATGAAGTCGAGGATTTCGCTAGCCTTCCAGGCCTTGACACGCTGGCCACGACGCGAGTCGTAGATCCAGTTGCCACGGGCAGTCTTGCCTGGGTACGCGCCCTTGATGAGGTACAGGAGCATCTCTTCACGGGACCAGGCTTCGGACGGCTCTTTGCCAACCATGCCGAGCAGCTGAGCGCGCAGCTGAGCGGTGCTGAGGGTGGTGACGTCCACATCGGCAGGTGCTACTTCTTCAGCAACTGGTTCGACTACAGGCGCAGGAGCTTCAACCTGAGGCTCTGAGGTCAGAGCCGCTTGCTCGTCTTCAGCCGATTCTTCGAGCGGCTTGACTTCGTCGCTACCTTCGGCTGGAGGAAGATCACCAACAGGCTCGCCGCCTTCAGGCTGTTCGTCAACCTTACCGACTTCCAGATCCGGCTCAGGTTGTGGTTCCTGCTCCAACAGTACCGCAGTAGCGGCGGCTTGCTCTTCGTCAGAGACCGGAGTCTCAGGCAGGGAAGGTACTTCGTCCAGGGCGGTAACGAATGGAGTTTCACCGCGTGCAGCTTCGCTTACCACCGCATCAACGAGAACGCCAACTGGACCAGCTACGGCAAGACCGTCGGATTCATCACCTACCAGACCTTCCGACTGTTCGGCGAGGCCTTCCGGCGTGTCGGATCCTTCGGAGGTGTCCGCAACCGACTGATCCCCTTCCACAAGTCCCGAAGCTTGATCATTGAGGTCAGATCCCGGAACTTCGGATTCGGCCGACGTATCGAGTGCATTACCCATCACCTCTTCAGCGGTTGCCAGATTAGGCGCCTGTTCGACAGCCGCAGCTGCGGCTTCTTGACGACGCAGGGTTTTGTTCTTGGACATGAGATTACCTCAGGAAGTTTTCAATATCGATAGGAGTGGTCTTCAGCTCTTTGGCGTGGGCGGATCCCATCATTGTCAGCATCATAGTAGAAGGGATGTCGCCGACCATTGAACCCATCGATTCAGGGAAGGCTGCCAGCTTATCGCCAGCGCAGATGGCGCACACGTCACTGCGAGTTGCCTTGCAGTAACCGGTGGAGTACATCGGCATGATCTTGCCATTGAATTCAGACAAGTTCTCATCCGTCACCTTGACCAACTGACGGTTCACGTTCAGGGTCCGGCCGATGTAGTCCTTGGTGACTTTGACGTCGTAGGTCTCGTGGGTGTTGCAGAACTCAGATAGAATCCGAACGTTCTGGAATACCCGAGCCATCAAGTCAACGTCTTCACCCGCCAATGCAGTCAACGCACCCCGGTAGTAGGAACCAGCACGGAGTGAGTTCACCATGGTTGGGTAGTGGGTTGTGTCGATGCCTTCCTCAAGGGAGTTGATCACCAACGTAGCCCGACCACCCTCCTCGAATCCAGCTTCTGGACCGTGGATAAGGAACATCCGCTTGAGTGCGGTGTTGATCGACTTGTTCTTGTAGATGAAGCCTTCAGACGGATCGCCTTTGATCCAGTCCTTATAAGAGTCCACCATGGCCGTCTGGATCTTGGTCTGTACGACCGGATCTTCCAGTTGACCTTTATATTGCTCGAGCAGGCTGTCACGCAGCTCGTTACGATTTGGAGGGGACTGCAACGCCCGCTCAGTAATCGATGGAACGAACAGTTCGTAACCTGCCAGGTCACCTACAGCCTTGCCAAAGCGCATGTAGTGGTAGACGTACATCTGACCAGGCTTGGGTTCTTCCCCAGGCTTTGGATTGTCCGCCATGTTCTTGACGATGCGTTCTTCCATAGCGCCCAGGTTGATTGGACCCAGGGTATACGGAATCAGGTCACCGCAAGAGTAGACCAGTACTCGGCTATTGAAGAGGATGTCGCCCCAGGTGGTGTTATCGATGTTCTCGACAACGTTTTCCACATCACCCGGTTTGAGAGGACCCGCCCAGTCATGGTAGACGAACGGGATCTCGTAAGCCCCTACGCCTTCTAACTGTTCCCAGTGCCACTGACCTTCTTGTCCTAAGTTAGGGACGTAGACTTCAGCCCCTTCCTTGGTCTGCCGCAACGCCCAAGGGATGTCGGCTTTCGGTGGCGTGACCACAACAGACATTGCGCGTAGTACCCACTCACGGTGGTAGTGAGCCTTGGCACGCAATGCCCCGGTAAAGTAATCAAATCTTTTCATTTTCGATACCAAAGACTGGACGGTAGGACTTCATCATGTTCAGTCGAACCTGTTCGGCTTTACGACGATCGTCCATTTCGTAACAGAGGTCATCGAGAGCGGCAGAGATGGAGACATCCAGCTTGTCGTAACTCTCGCAAGAGATGGCTGCAAGGGAGAATAACTCAACCACAGCCTGTTCGGTGGACAAATCGATCAGACGTTCCACATGACAGCCATACAGACTCTCTAGGGACGCGCCTACGCCGACATTGTCACGAGCCAGCTCAACGCCCAGGCTATCAGGACGCAAAGCCGCCATGCGCGCTACACGCTTGTTCAGCTCATCAGCGTCGACAGTATCCGTTTGGGACTGTATGCGGCTATCTTCTTTGGCAGAGATTTCACGGATACGACGAACCGTATTCTCGCTGCATTCAACGATGTACGGGAACCAGTCCTCTTCACTGTAATTACCTACATAAGCGAGAATTGATAGTAAGGCCTCAATGCCGTCTTCAGAAGCATCGACGATCCCAACGAACACAGCCGGTGCATCAGTAGGATCAAACTGGAGCAACGTGCCAAGCGCATCTTCCAGCATGGCCAATGGCGTATCCGCGTCCAACGCCACACCGATCGACTGCAAGCAGCGTTCTGCTGCAACCCGGAAGATTGCATCAATCGAAGGAATGACTTCACAAGTGTCGATATTGTGATCGTTCACCATCGTGAACACCAGCTCGAGCTCATCAATATGACCTGTGAAGTTCACATCGTTGAGGATCGTCGCTATGCGACTGTAGCTCGATTGCAATTCAGGGGAACACTGACCGTAGGCCAAGGCCGCGATGATTGACTGGGATGCATCTTCGGTATCGGCTTCAATAAGCGCGTCGGTCATGATGACTCCTATTCAGAATGTAAATAAATATACTAACGATCTTTTATATAGGTCGTATTAATCAACTTGAGGTACTGCGTCTAAGACTCAGACCATAATCACGAGGTGGACACCATGTCCTCGAAGCGCTCGCCTTCATACCGTACGTCAAACGTGAATCACAATAAGAACATCAACGAGGCCGAAGAGGCTACGCGTGGTCTTAAAGATTCCGTCGCTCTATCTCTGCGCGCCGCTGCTGAGCCTATTGTTCAGATGCCTGCATCGTTGCGTGCGCTCAAGGAACAAGGTCGCGTCGAGGACGTCCCCAAGATTATCGCCTTGGGCAAAACAATCGCACAGGACTTCGACAAGTTCAGCGCTGAGCGCATTACGCTCGACGAAGAGTTCAACAAGATTGTAGAAAGCAAACCAGGCAAGAAGAAAGACTTGTCCAAACACCACATGGACTTGACGATGACCGGTCTCAAGTACATTGACCTCAACGATCGTATTACGTCCACCCTCACCAAATCCGCCGGTGATTACGACGAGATCCTCAACAAGAGCGAAGAACCAGCCAATGCTTAAAAAGAAAGTGACGTACAGCATCCTCCCCCAGGTATCAACTCCCGTGTCGGAGAAAGTCCTGAACGGTCTGACCAAAGCGGTAGTCACTGAGGTCGCTTCGATCTTCGGTCTTGATGAAAAGCCGCTGACGGCCAGTCTTGTCCGCCTCATCGGTTCGCACCACATCACGCCCGGCACTGTCATCGGTCCGATGATGACTCCGGTGCAAGATTTCCTGGACATGGTGAACCAGCAAGCCGTGGTACGTATCGAGCGCCATGAAGTGAGCGTCCAGGGTATCGAGATCGGTAACCAGACGATCGCTCTGATCACGTCCTTGCCTGGCACCGCGTTCGACGGCACTGTCGCTGTGTCCTTCATCAACACCCGCGCTGACCGCCTGCAAACTTGGGCGCCTGACAGTCACAAACGTAAGCTGGCTTCCCGCCAGTTGGCGAACCACACCTTGAAGGGTCTGGAGACGATGCTCGACATCGTAGCCGCCTACAACCAATCTGTCACCATTGAAGAGAAAAGTGAATGAGCGATGAACAAGGAATCGGCAACGAAGGCACCAGTGCCCAGTTGCCAGAAGAAGGACACCGCTCCCCGCGAGCAGAAGACTTCTCCATCGAGTCCGGCGCGGCTGACGCGGCTGAACTCCAACCTGCGGGCGGTCTGAACGAGTTCCCGAAAGACGGGCACGAATGGCCTCAAGAGGAAGCTGTAGCGCGTTCGGGTATGGAGACTCTTCAGGCTGCTGCTGCGATGCTCGAATCGGCAGAACCTGCACCAGCTCCCAGCGCTGAGGTTGCTCCGCAAGCACCGACTGCTGAGGAACCGGCGGAGGAAACTCCAGCACCTGCCTTGCCATGGGCCGGTGACATCATCGAACGACTGAACTGCACTGAAGAGCTGCCAGTCTTTGGTGACGACATCATCCAGACCCTGGGCTCCATCGCCCTCTCGAACTTCGAGACCCAAGAGCTGGAAGTGATTCGTCGTGGCATCTACGGCCGTATCTTCGCTGCACAGAAGACGCGTCATGCGATCGTCAAGACCGGTCAGCGTCATCCGTTCGCCGGCGTGGACATGGACCAGAAGACGGTCTACATGACTCGCGAAGAGCTGGAGGCCGTGAACAACGTGACCTCGTACAGCAAATCGCTGCGCGTAGGCTTCGGCCACAAGATCTTCGAAGAAGACACCTGGAACAACCTGCCGTCCAACGGTGATCAGAAGATCGCGATCACTGCCAACAACCCGGCCAAGAGCAACGACCCCGTGATGCGGATTCGTGGCCAACTGGGCCTGGCAACTGAAGGTAACGCGGTACTGTGGCACTCCGGTCTGCACCTGACTCTGGTAGGTCCTCCGGTTCTCGACCAACTGCGCTTGGAAACCAAGTTGCTGGACGAGAAGATCTCGATGGCTCGCGAAAGCAATGGCTTGGTGTATTCCGCTTCGTCGGTGTACCTGAACAAAGCTGTAGCGGACTTCATCCTGAACTACGTCACCAAGTCCACCATCGGTACCACACACCCGGCTGAGCTGAAGAAGGTGATTCTCCTCACCGACCTCGAACCTCTGACCCTGGCTGCGGCTGCGACCATCTTCCCGGATGGCTACAACCTGGACCGTCCTTGCCTGACCACTTACGGTGGTTGCGGTGAAACGTTGACTCGTAAAGTCAACCTGCGTCGTATGTTGTTCGTACGTCGTAGCCGTATTGACGACAACCAGTTCTCGTTGATGGCCAAGCGTTCTGCCCGTGTCGACATCAAGACGGTCAAGGCGTATCAGGAATCCATTCGTCCTGAAGTCAGCCGTTACATTGATATCGGTCATGGTCTCAAGGTCAAGATGCGTGTACCTACGCTGGCGGACTACGAGCGTCAGGCGACTGCCTGGATGGACGAGATGGACAGCCGTGCGCGTGTGCTGATGACCAGCTACGCCAACGAAGCTGATCGTCAAACCTTCATGCTCCGTGCCAACAACATCGCAATGGTCATGACCTACAGCCACTGGATTGAAGCCGTGGTTGAAGAAGACGAGAATTCGGCTGATGGCCTGAAGACCGTTCTGACTCGCGTGTTGGCTGGTGAGGAAGCTGACGACCTCGAACTCCAGTACCAAGCGGACCAGGATCTGGATCGCCTGCTGGAATCCTTCGCGGATGACGGTGACCTGACGGCGAAGATCGCTGACGGTATCGAGAAGTTCATCAACGCGATGACCCTCGCCACCACGGCAGTTCCGAAATCCAAGTGCCCTTCGTGCGGCGTTCCACTCACCGGTGACGCTCTGTCGAAACACCCTCACCTGGTAAGCATCAACCCAATCGAAGTTTTTTTTACCCTAATCCACCACAAAGTCAAGCAAGCTGGCGGGTAACACTCGAAGGCAAGCGTGAGTATCATCACGTCTCGCTGTTAGGCTTTGGTCGCAATAAATACCCTTACGCGAAAGGTAGTCCTATCATGGACAACATCCTGAACTGGAAGGGTAAGGACGACTGGACTGCACAACTGGCGATGATGGAGACGTACGATCAGTTTTACGGCATCTTCGACCATGAGTCGCATTTGCTCGATGATCCCCTCTCTGTCATCGGTATGCATCCAGCCGAAAACGCGATCACTGGTTCACGGCTAGAACTGATGAGTTTAGAATTGGTGGCCTGTCGCCTTCCTGAGCTGACTAACACTCCTCTGCTTGAACTCCTGTCCTACCCTCGCTGGTTCCTGGATAAACTCCTGGAAGATGGTAGGAAGGTGCGCAAGGCCGAGGAAGAGGAAGCTGAGAAGATGCGTAAGAACCTGGAAGAACTCAACGCTAATAAGCCTGGGAACAAAGGGAACAAACGCGGACAGAAGAACGGCAACACGTTACCGGTCTAAACGTGGTGAGCATAGACACCCCTGGGCGCAAACCCAGGGGTGTCTATGCTGTTTACAGTGACTGGACGATAGCAGCTTTGTAACGGGTGATCACAACCATCGACGCCGGGGATACCTGCGCGCGGTTCTTGCTGATAAAGGAATCCATCCCTTTCACCACGCCCAAGCAGGCGTTAGCCACATCCAACATCGCCGTATCACGCGTACCGATGATCAGGCTAGCCAGAGCTTGCAGATCGGTCAGTGCGGACACGTTCACGCTCACCTGGTTGATGAACGGGATCACGATGCGGGTGTAGACATCTTCAAGACCTGGATCGAGGTTCTTGTCCACGTCGTAGTCTTGCAGCTTACGCAGCGAGGCTTCCAGACGCTTGCGACTTTCTGTCAAGTCGGACGGAACCAGATCGCCCCATTGCTCGATGCGCAGTTCGGCCATCATTGCAGTGAGTTCAGCAGGCTTGAGTTCGACACGGTTGTTGCTTTGGCTACGGAAGGTGCCCGTGACGTAACTGACCATGGACTTGAACGGCGTCAAGCGTGGGTCGGTACGCATGTTGGACTTCCAGCCCCACTGATTGGCAATCTGAGCCAACGCAGGAGTGGTCATGTCAAACATCTGGGCCTTGGCAACCGCAGCACCGATATCGTTGGCAGTGCGTGCACCGCCCAGGTCGGTCATGAACTGTTCGATCATGATGGCCATTGGAACCGTACGCAGGAGTAGGGTATCGACGAAGATGCCGACGATCTGCTTGCTACGCACTTGGTCAGTGGTCACGACGTGCTTGAGGGCATTCCAGTTCTTGCTGAGGTTCTGAGCGGCGCTGCCGATGTTGCGACGCTGCCATGGACCCCAGTCTTCAGCAGCCTTGCTGTCGTTGAGCAGTTTGTCGACTTCGACAATGTAACGCTGCATTGCGTCGACGCGAGGGCCGATCTTATCCACCTCTACCGTACGCTTCTTCCCGTTCACCAGGTTGTCCCACACACGAGTCAGCGACTCACGCAGGAACTTGACGATCTTGAAGAAGGCTTCTTTCAACGCCACCAGGACGGTGCGCACGATGCTTTCGTTCGATACTTCGAAGTTGACCCGGCTAGGCTCTTCGGTGAAGCTGTTGAGCGGGTACCGTACCAGCATGCGCTTGATGGCAGGGTAAGTCTCGGCCAGGTGGCTTACCGGTTCGATATCCGTCCGGCAAACAAACCCGCGTTCATTGATGCGCTGGAAAGTAGAGAAGACCAGTTCGGCCTCTTCGTACTCTTTGCTGAAGATCGGGTTAGCGATCTGATCACGGAACCCAGCTTCGTTATCGACACGCTCGTTGAAGTCGACTTCAGCCGATTCGATCGAGAGTGTGTTGAGAGAGGTTACAGCGTTCATGCTCATGTCCTTCTAATGTAACGACGTTATACGGCAAGTCCTTCGCGGATCAAGGCGACGGCGCGTTCTACGTCTTCGGCTGTGATCAACAGTTCGGTGGTTTCTGGAGCGATGACCCGAACGTCGTTACCTTCGTACAGGTCCAGAGCTTTCGGGCGGAAGGCTTTCTCGTGACGGCAAGCCCAGACGCGGTAACCGATCTCCATGGAACGATCCACAGCGAAAGGAATGCATTCGTTGATCTGGTCGAGGACCGATTGGACCTGTTCGGCGTTGGCGTAAAAGTAGTTACGCAGTTCGCCGGGTGGGAGTTCGTTACTTGGCAACGGAACGATAATGCCAGTCGCCAGGCCCAGTTGTGCGGTGATGCGTTGACGCCGTTGTTCGATCATGACGCCATCCGGGAGGACGGCAAGTTCTTGGGCGATGGCGAGTTTGTTCATCGGAGTTCTATCCTTTCAGGGATGCAGCGGCTTCATACAAACGGTTATTGGCCAGGGACTCATGCACAGTGGCCTGACCCACAGCATGAGTACGCCCCATCACCAGGTTATACGCCCCAGTGAAGGCCTTAGCGAGGACGTCGCCATATTTGTGAACGTTGTTCAATTCAACGTCGATGACCGCAAGATCTGCCATCACCTGCTTGCGCACATCTTCATTGAGTTTGGTGTTCTTGAGGAAGCCTACCAACTCACGACGGATCGATACGGTACGCTCCAACGGCGTCTCACGATCAGCCAGGCCGAAGCGGTCGTTCAGGTAGTCATGCGCCGAGGCTTTCAACAGAGGACCGGCAATGGCGAGGGCATAGCCTTTAAGGATGCTCAGCGTCAGCTTGAAGGCACCAGCCGTTATGTTCTTGAACGGGAAGGTTACGACCGACATCAGGTTAGCAGTCACACCCACCCACTTAGGATCGTAGCCAGAAGCCGACAGGAGGAGGTTGCGGCTGCGTTCGATCTTACCGAAGGCGGTGACCAGGCTAGCGCCCAACAGGAAGCGAGACGCGAACTGATCCGCTACACGTTCACTCAGACGGTTACCCACGTACTTGGAGGACATGCGATCCTGGATACGCTTCTCCTGACCCTGTTGTACGCAGACTACGATGTCCATCATGTCGCCGATCTGATCAGGGACTTCACCACCGGCCATCATGATCGCTGCACGACCTACTTCGAAGATACGTTCAGCCGGAGCATCTGGACCCAACTTACCCACCGACTCAGCGAGGATGGTGTTGGTGATGACCGTCTGACCCATGAACTCGAGGATCGTCCAGGCGTGACCCAGTTCGTGGATGTAGACAGCCGTCAGCTCTTTCGGATCGAGTAGGCCATCAAACATCTGAGGCGTGAAGCGCACGATGAAGTTGATCAGACTATAGAAGCCTGAGACCTTCACCTTCTGCATGTCGATCTTGCCAGACAGCAATTCGTCAGGTACGAAGTTGGTGTAATCGAGCGCAGCCACTTTGGCCAGCATCTTTGGCATGAGTGGGTTGAAGGAAGCAACCTGTGGCGGTCTGATGCTACACAGGTACTTACCAGCGATGAATTCCGCTTCCATGTACCCGAAGGTCACTTGGATGCCGATCTCGTCCATGGTGAGCTTAGCGAGCTTCTCCAGCTGCTGCATGACGATCGAGTAGTCGTCTTTGTTCTCGAGGCAGGTGGCGAAGACTTCAGCCACGCGTTTAGGGAAGATGCTGTTAACCTGGACGGTAATGGCCTCGGTAGACAGGTCAGAGAGATCGAGCATAGCGGTGTCCTTCGGATGGGTTTTATACATACACTTTTCACGAGGCGCATTAATTAATTACAGGGCCTGATCATTGGATAGTTAACTAAGCAGGATCACCGAATCAATGAATCGTAAAGAAGCTGATGCCATTATTGCTAGCCTACAACCTGGCGATATCGTGGCGCGTGAATGTAAGCACATTACCTACACCACTTCGAGCGGTGAAGGTTCGCGTGACGACATGCTCACCATTAAGGAATACCTGATCCTCAAAGACGGTCGCCGTATCCCGAACCTGCGCATGCGCAAGAACTTCGAGCGTCCGTACTGGGTGACCAAGCCACACTTCCGGACTCACCCGGACAAGATCCAGTTCGAAGACCTGGCTCGTGTGGACATGTTCAAATCCACCCAAATGAACCTGCGTCAAGACATCTGTTTCCGTCTTGGCTTCGGCAACCCGGCGCATGGCGTGAAGATGTTGGCACGCAGTCCTTACCTCTACGGTCTGGATGCTGGTCCTGAAGTCTTCATGAAGCAAACTTACGCTGAGAAGTGGCCAGACACCTTCCGTCCGAACAAGGTCACCGTGATCGACTCCGAGACCGACGTGCATGGCGACTGGAACCGTCCGATCCTCTGGTCGGCAGTAAGCGACGACGGCATTCAGCTGTACGTGGCTAAAGAATGGTGTCCTGAGATCACCGACTTCACGGAACAGGTTATCCGTGAATACAAGTTGGCGTTGGTTGATTGGCAACAACAGGTCATCAAGAAACTCAAGAACAAGGAAACTGGCGAATACCCATCGTTCCTTGATGACATCATGAAGATGCCGGTCACCGTGCATGAACTGTCCGACCACTACGCCATCACCAAGGGTGTAGTTGATCACCTGCACGACACACAGCCAGACCTCGTGACTGGTTGGAACGTGATGTACGACGTGAAGGTAATCGAAGCGTCTTGCCAACACGCGGGTGTGGACGTGGTAGACCTGGTGTCCGATGATCGGGTGCCTTACGAGTTCCGTAACGTCTACTTGAAACAAGGTCAAGCCGTCAAGCGTACCGCCTCTGGTCGTGAAATGCGTCTGGATCCTCAAGAGCGTTGGGACATCTCGTTGACAACCTCTTCCTGGCGCATCCAGGACGCGATGCAGACGTATTGGCAGTTGCGTAAGGCGAAGGGTAAGGAATCGGGCGGTTACGGCTTAGACGCAGTTCTGACGCGTCAGTTGGGTATCGGTAAGGTCAAGTACGATGTAGAAGACTCGGCGATCCCATCGGGTACTCTGCACTGGCACATGGACATGCAGAAGAACCACAAAGTCCGTTACGG